CATCATATTGATTGGAAGATTAGACAACATGATGTTGCCATTAAAATTAATAAGATAGCCACTCAGCTCAAAGCTGGTAACAGTGAGTTGTTTGACGAAGAATATAAAGATCTGATTAATCTGGAGTATAAAGAAAAACGCAAACAAGAACTTATTGATCAACCTCTGCGTGAAGTAGAACAGCCAGTATGCCAAGTTACCTTAGACCAAGTCAAAGAGAAGTTTGGCACTCTGAGATTTTATTATTCGGGTGGTGATGATTACATCAGTGGACTTGTTAGCATGGCAGAATCGATGAGTGCTGTTACCTGTGAGGAGTGCGGCAATCCTGGCAAGCAAGTTGGCGGTGGTTGGATTACAACCTTGTGTCAAACTCATGCAGAAGCTCGTGGCATATACAAACAGGACACGGATGAAACTGTCGACAATTAATTGGGAGTTGTGCGGAGCAATCACTGCCATGTGTGTTTGTGTGTATCTTTTGTTTACTGTCCCGTGGCCAAGAGAAAAAGTATACAACTGTAGCATTGCAGAAATTAGTCCTGACTATCCTGTAGAAGTCAAAGAAGGTTGCCGTAAACTGCGAATAGAGAAATAAAATGACAAAAGAAACAATCTTTTACATCAAGCAAGGCCGCAAGTATATCCCTCACACCACATACTCCAGTGAGTTCTGCGATAGCTTTCCCAAGGGCACCCACCTAGTGGATGTGTATCCTGGTGGACAAACTCGTCGCTTCAACATTGAGCCAGCCTTGGCACCAATGATTGCCGCTGGCCGCTATGCTGAAGATGCAATGAGTTCTGCAATGGTTAAGGCTAGCGAAATGCGCCCACACAATAAGCCCATCACTGAAAAGCAAAAGAAAGCCTGGGAAGCTCTGGCCCGAGCGTTTGGCGATGATCGGTACTACATTGAAATCCCCAGTGCCAGAGAAGTTACCGAGGCAGGCCTAAAAGCAATGGAAGCAGAAGCGGTCAAGCTGTTAGAGCATCCAATGGTACAAGCGGCGTACGATGAATTTATGGCAACATGTAAATTAGTTTTAGATTCTAAGTAACGCTTCTTCAACGCTGAGTCTCTTTTTTGATATCTTGCATTGCAATACTACACTGATTGCAATGCGAGATTTTTCTTTAGTGAACACAACATGAGGTATGCCAGCGTGTATAATGTTTATGCCAGTTAGCACAGCTTCTTCAACGACTTCACATTCTTCTCTTGGCCAACTAAGGTAAGGCGAAACTTGTTTTGTGTTGATAACAGTAGGCGCAGTATTTACATCACGGTGGCTCTTGGCATTTTCTTTAAGAGTAAACCATTGCATTGGCGCATCATCGCCGCCAAGGATAAAGTTTATCTTACTGCATGCTTCTGTAATATGATCCAAGTCTGTGTGTATACGTCTAACTGCACAGCCAGCAGGTAGATAGAATACTTCCGCAAAACTTATGTGTAGATTTTTAGAGTCTGCCCATGATAGGAATACAGGACTCAATTTGGCAGTAGGAAAACCAAAATGTTGTGACTTATCAGATTCCCACAGGTAGTCAAATTGACAGTTATCATCTACAACCCAAGGGCATTCTATTTGCTTGTAATTTATGCCCATTGTATTGCCTGCCAGTGCATTCTAATAGTTCGATAGTCAGCACCAAAATAATCAGATCCTGGCATGAATTTAAACAGCTGGCCATTGTAACTGGAATTGGCAGTGATTAGTTTTATAGTTGCTTGTGCTACATCTGCTGACTTTGCAAAAAACACTTTGTTTTTACCCCACATGATTGGATACAGTAATTTTTCTTGATGAGCAATAACTGTGGCCCATGTGCGTAATGGTGCACCTGTGCACCAGTCATCTACAATGTAGATACCACGATCTTTTAGCTTTGGCAAAGCTTTTCTAATGGTGTTGAGATTTTCAGCAACACCGTCCCCGTAGTCATGGTGTATAATATCATACTGTTCGTCAGCTTCGGATTCATTTAGGTAGCAAGTCAAGGACATTGGCCTGCCGGTCAATTGCTCAGATCTTGCGGCAATCCATTCTTGCATATCCTTGGCAGTGGACAATGTTGCCAACATCTGTATTTCTTCTTGGCTCAAACAACGATTAAAGTGATCTGTATACCAAGCACCACTGGCATTGGTTTCTTTTGCTCCGATAAAGTTTAAATGATCAACACCAGTGAATTTTACATCATTATGACCTGTTTCGCATAAGGCCTCATTAAATATCGCGAGTCCACCGCCGATGTAAGATCCAAGTTCTAGGAACTTATCAATTTTGGGTAAACTACCAAATAACAGCCAACATGCTATGACATCCTCCGGTGGACTTAACATTCCAAGCTTTAGGACATGTTGATAGATGTTGTTTAGATTTTTCCAGGAATAATCCACTTTTTCTCCGATAAATATTGTATGATTGATGACTTCTATGTATACGAAACACCCGACTTTTTAGATCTTCCTTACATTCAAAAACTAGTTATGGACAAGCTTGAGGCAGAGTTTGTCCTTAAAGGATATGTAAGAATTGACATCAGTTCCGACGACTATTTAAAATCAGTTCAAGAGAAGTTTGTATTCTTGGGTGGTTGGTTGAACATATATCATACACCACCAGACGGATACATTCCCTTGCACATTGATGGTCATCGACTGGCGGCATTCAATATACCAATCAGCGGATGTGATGATACATCCGCTACAATTTACTATGAACCAGTTGACGGAGAGATTGAAAAAGTCTACAAGCCAGACGAAAGGCACTACAGGATAACAGGTGAAATGAAAGAGGTTTATAGATTTTCATTAAAGCGTCCAGCACTGATTCGTAATGATGTGGCTCACGATGTAAAACGATTCGACTCCACTGATATTAGGATCATTGCCAGCTGGGGAGTGGCAGGCACCTTTGAAGAGTGCAGAGAAAAATTCAAAGAAATTTTGCCATAAGAGGTAGACTTCTAAGTTAAAAGGATATATAATAATACTATGTTAAACGCAAAATTGTTACCAGGTAATACAGGACCAGCCACAGAGGATACTCCGAGGCCGTAACTCTACGCATAGTGAGATTACAGGCCCTGGAAATAAAAACTCCGGGGCTTTTTTATTGTGCGGGTGTAGCTCAGTTGGTAGAGCACTTGCTTGCCAAGCAAGATGTCGTCAGTTCGAACCTGATCACCCGCTCCAGGCTTGTTGTAGAAATACAACAAGATAAAGACAGATAGTTGTTGACAGGAATCAGTAGATAGCATATACTAGTGGCATGCTGTAGCAATGCAGTAGAAACAGTTTGAAAGTTGTTGTAGAAATACAACAAAAGAAAGTTAGAAAACGGTTGACATTACGGCATTGTCCGTATATAATAACCAAACACTACAGCGAAAGTTGAAGTGATTGTTCTTTAAAAATTTGGTGGCATTTGTGCTCGATTCGTCTATCGGTTAGGACATCTGGTTTTCATCCAGGCAAGAGCGGTTCGACTCCGCTATCGAGTACCATATGTAAAGTTATAAAGGTTACTAGTACTGCTAGGTACCTGTATTGAGTATATCCAGCTGACGGGCTGGCTCAATGTAGTGTACATGAAAGCTGAGGGATGGCAACATCACCAAATGGCACGGTAGGATTTACTAGAGCGTAATGACGAAGCAGAAGTAGCAGGAGACGGTCCTGCAAGGTAAGTGGAGTTCCTTTGTAATTTTACATATGGTATTGCGACTGTGGTGAAATCGGTAGACACAAGAGACTTAAAATCTCTCGCTTAACAGCATGCCGGTTCGATTCCGGCCAGTCGCACCAGAAATTAGGTCTGTTCGTATAGAGGTTATTACTGTGGATTGTCTATCCACTTACGGGGGTTCGATTCCCCCACAGACCGCCAAGTTTTGTAAGTGTTAGCAAGAGAAAGTCACGCTGTCTAGGTTTCTTCGAAGGACCGAAACAGTAGAAGGTCATGGGTTCGACACCCACTAGGTCCATTGAGGCGACTAAACTGGACCGGTATCCCAAGTAACTTACCGAATCCCGTCCGGATTTATTACACGGGTGAATGGTTGCTATAATGATGGGGCAACTACTTACAGATTCAATTATTTTCCGCCTTAGCTCAGTTGGTAGAGTAGATGACTGTTAATCATTTGGTCCCTGGTTCGAGCCCAGGAGGTGGAGCCAAGAAAACGCTAGTTTCTTTCACTTTTACAAAGGCAATTATGACATACATCAGTCGAGGAGTTGACATTGATACAGATCAATGTGTACAAAATGTTGGAGGCAATCGATTTGACTTGGTTTTAATTGCCGCGGCCAGAGCAAGAGAAATTAGTCAAAACAATAGAGAAAGTGTTCGCACAGAACATCTTCATACACCAGTAACTGCATTGCTTGAAGTACAAAATGGCAAGTTAGGTTACGAAGGAATACGAAAAGTTCGATAGTATATCGCGGGGTACGTCAGTGGCCAGACTACTAGGCTCATAACCTAGGAGACGGAGGTTCGAATCCTTCCCCCGCAACCAGACGTTCCGAGTGTCGTCGGATAGTGTGACCCACACGATGAGAAGTACTGTGACAAGTACGGGTGGTAGTCTTCGAACCAAAAGGCCGCTGGCAATGCGTTAACGGAACCTGTCGGGAAGTGGGTGGAAGCCGTGTGTGATGGTGTTGGGGGTTCCTGGCGCTTGATACGGTACAATTACCACCGAGGTTCGCAGAGCATATTAAAACACATTACGGCATAGGTCCAGAGATAACTTCATACTCGGCCGTAACAGGATACAGAAGCAGACCTAAACCTGTTGTATAGTGTGTTTCAATATGCTAACCATAGATAAACACACTAGGCCTGGTCATAGACCATCGCGGGTATAGTGCCTTCCGTGCCGCGGACTTGAGTGTGTTTTTCTATGGTGCAAATCATAAAATTTTTGGGGGTGTAGCTCAGTTGGGAGAGCGCCAGCTTTGCAAGCTGGATGTCGCAAGTTCGATCCTTGTCACCTCCACCATTATTATAAAGGAAAGTTAGTATGCACGAAGCTGGTAAGGGCGATAACCCAAGGCCTTACAGCGTTGATTCAAAAACTTACTCAGACAATTGGGATAAAATTTTTGATAAAAAATCAAACAACGCCGAAGACCAAAAAGAAATTGACAAGCCTCCAGGCAATTTGCCTGCCGACAGTGACCAAGGCGGCTAAGTAAGATTATGTTGCACTTGATTCAAACACTTGGAGAAAATATACTGGACTTGATCAGTCAAGACCCAGTACGCCCACACATCCCTGCAAATGACCGCGTGGGTGACAACAGAGAAATTTTTGTACTAAAAAATGATGACGACTCAGTCCGTGCAATCACATGTGTAAGTTATCAAAACAGTATTCCTGAATCAGAATCTGATTTGTTTACTTCAAGTGAAGAACCAGACACAGCAGTTTTTTATACAATTTGGAGTTATAAACCTGGCGCAGGCCGTCAGTTAATCTTTGATGCAGTTGACTACATCAAGGAGAATAAACCAAGTATAACAAAGTTTGTTACACTGAGTCCTAAAACAGAAATGGCCAAGCGGTTCCATACCAAGAACGGTGCTATTATTTTTAGAGAGAATGAAGAAACAACAAACTACGAATATTTGCATCGTTAACTCAGTTGGTAGAGTTCCTGCTTTACACGCAGGCTGTCGGCGGTTCGAGCCCGTCACGATGTACCAAATAATGTAAGTAAGATCAACGCCCTTATAGCTCAGCTGGTAGAGCACCGCACTTGTAATGCGGTTGTCCCGTGTTCGATTCATGGTGGGGGCACCAATTTAAGTTAGTAAGTTATCGCGGGGTAGAGAAGTGGCAACTCGTCAGTCTCATAAGCTGAAGATCGGTGGTTCGAATCCATCCCCTGCAACCAGTTATCGGAGTGTAGCGCAGTCTGGTTAGCGCACCGCGTTTGGGACGCGGGGGTCCTAGGTTCGAATCCTAGTACTCCGACCAAGTACCCCGGGCGCCCTTGCCCGTTATACAAAGGGGGTGGGGCAGTCACCATAAAGAGTGCTTGGCGTGTAGTGCATTGGCCATCCGTCATCCGTAGAGGAGTGGCGGAGACGCATTAGGTGAGGTTTAACACCTTCCCATAAGAATAAATGTTACGGACAGAGTAACCGCTCAGTCCGGGGCTCATGTGGTGTGAGTAGCCGGACACTTTATAAAAGCCGTTTGAGTAGCTACAGTGGAACACCGAAAAACTTCTCAATACTAGTCAATAGAAGGACCGGCCATGAAGAGCAGGGCTACCGCGAATTCAAGCGTCACAGACGGCCTCTATAAAGTGCGGGATTAGTTTAATGGTAAAACTACAGATTTCCAATCTGTTGTCGTCAGTTCGATTCTGACATTCCGCTCCAAAAGTTTAACATAAGTATTGGTATGAATAGAGACTTTACCAATCTAGCCTATGCCAAAGTCAATTTAAACTTTGATTCTGAATTATTTGCCACCGAATACGACCAGCACATACTGCCACATGGAATTCCCATTTGCAATAGTGCCAATACTTTAAAGACAACTGCCACACTTAATAATTACTGGGGCATGGTTCCTCCAGACGAATACATTAAAGCAGATGTGTGGGTTCAACCGGGCCCTGCACCAACCTTAAAATACATAAAACAACAACGCCCGCAGTGGATGATGGTACAATTGATGGGATTGGATATAACAGAAATAACTGACCCATTGTTATTACGATTTTCCAAGCAAGGAGGCCCCAGTCTCCGCAATGAAACACTCGATCCAAAATATAAATTTTTAATCAAACCATACTTTGCTGACTTGCAAATATACAAATGGATTATTGAGAATATTCCTTTGCAGGAAATTAAAAGTATACATTGTGTCAGTATCGAACCAGGTGGTCTTGCAACAATACATCGAGATGTAAAAGGGTTATACAGTGGTGGCAACCAGGGCCTGGGAAGCAACCAGGATAATCGCGTCTATAAAAATGGATATGTCATTATTACTCTGAATATTAGCAATGGTGGCGGTCCATTGTGGTGGTGCTTGGATGGCCCAGGAGTATTAGATCCGCAACAATCAGACGATCAAGTTTATTTGACAAACGATTACTTTTTACATGCAGTTCCATTAATGACCAGCCGACGCCGCCAGGTCCGAGTCATGGGTAAACCAAAGCCAGAGCTATGGAATCTACTAGAATCATCTGGCATGATTACACTGCCAGACAACTATCAATATAACGGTGGCTTTGGCATTGAGTTTTTACCAAAAAATGACAACAAATAAATTTTCAAACATTGCGTATGCCAGGTTAAACCTTGAATATGATCGTGAACTCTTTGTCAAAGAGTATGACGAGTTAATATTACCGCACGGACTTGAAATTACCAATAACTTAACGTCTGTTGGGCCTACCGCTGCCTTAAACAAAGTATGGGGGATGATACCGCCGGAATTGTACAATAGAGGTGACATATACATGCAACAAGGTGATGCTGAATCTATGCAATACTTCAAAAGAGATCACCCAGGATGGTCAATGGTACAGTTGATGGCTTGCACTGAAGTAGCAAATGAAACTGTTGTTGATCCACTGTTGGTCAAGTTTGGCATTCACGGTGGCCCAAGTTTCAGAAATGAAACTTTAGATCTAAACTTTCATTGTAAAGAACAATTTCGAGACATGCAACTATGGAAGTGGATTCAAACACTTCCATTTAAAAAGATTAATAGCATACATTGTGTAAGCATTGAACCAGGCGGGTTTTCTATCATTCACCGAGATATGAAAGGCTTATATAATTCATTCCCAAGCGGCGATGGCAGTAGGCTATTTAAGAAGGGATTTATTGTGTTAGTACTAAACATCAGTGACGGCGGCTCACCGTTGTATTGGTCACTGGATGGAAAAGATGCAGTCAATTGTTATAAAGCAAACGATGCCGCATACCTTTCCAATGATTATTTTATGCACGGTGTTGGTATCTGTACCAGTCGACGCCGACAAGTACGAGTGGCAGGAATTCCAACCAACGAATTATGGAATCTAATAGATAAAACAAATGTGGTGGCAATTGATGATGACTATCAATTTGATGCAGGGTACTCGAGAGAACATGCTGAGAAAGCATTGCTGGCCAAGTCTAGGAAAAAATGGTATGACCAATAGGAGATTGCAATGCAAGTAGTATTATTAAACACAGGCCCAAGAATCAATGACTTTACAGTTTATAGAACGCTGGGTCCTTATAAGTTAGCACATGCACTCAGAGAAATTGGTATATCTACACAGGTAATTGATCATATCAGATGGATCGACGATGAAGCTTTGACAAAACTACTTGATAAGTTTATAACCAGTGAAACACTTTGTCTTGGAATCAGTACCACATTTTTATACAAAGATCCTACACCCGGAGTTCCACCGGTCCCTTCACATTTGCTTTTAACAGTTGAAAGAATTGCAAAGAAATATCCCAAGGTAAAGATTGTACTAGGCGGATCGTACACTCGACAATTTAGACAATCAGTACCAGGTCACTTTCTCAATGAGATTGACGCAATATTTGAAGAATATTCTGAAGACACCTTTGTAGATTACATACGCTCAATAAAAGAATCTAACATTGCATTAATGCCACCTTTTAGTCACGAAATATGGTCAGGAAAAGGCATTCTATGTTTTAAAAAGCCCAAGATAGAACGATTTAACATTGAAACCAATGTGTTTAAATTTGATGACACTGATGCAATTATGCCCCATGAGACATTGCCATTGGAGGTCAGCCGAGGCTGTATTTTTAAATGCAAATTTTGTAACCACTTGCTGTTAGGCCGAGGCAAACTTGATTATCTGCGAGATTTTGAATTAATAAAAGACGAACTAATGCACAATTATGAAAAGTGGCAGACAACAAACTACTACATCATTTGTGACACATTTAACGATACTGAATTTAAAATGAAAGCATGGCACGACATGGTTGTCAGCCTGCCCTTTAAGATTAAATTTACCAGTTACCTCAGAGCAGATTTATTAGATAGATACCCGGATGTTCCATACATGCTACAAGAATCAGGACTGCTGACTGGTTTTCACGGAATAGAAAGCCTGGGCGAATCGGCATCAATGACCATTGGCAAAGGCTGGAGCGGCAAGCAAGCCCGGACCTATATTCCAGAGTTATATCATAATATCTGGAAACAACAAGTAAAACAAACAATTAGTATGATTGTTGGGTTACCTGGGGACACAAGAGAATCATTGACAGATTCTGCAAAATGGTTCATTGACAATGATCTTTATAACATAGCCTGGCATCCATTGGGTCTTCGATATGGAACACCTGGTCGAAATTCAAGCGAATTTGAAAAAGATGCACCTAAATATGGATATAAATTTGTCCCAAATGGGCAAGCTGTCATTGGTGGCTACCATTGGAAAACTGATTATTGGACTGAGCCTGAGGCCGAAGCATTTACAGCACAGGTGTTGCGCCCAATGACAGATCCAAGCAACGCACGGCATGGATCTTGGACATTGTTAGGACTTTTACAGTATGAAGGTGTAACCGAACAAAGCTTTTCCAGCAAAGAAAATTCTAAAAAGATGGTAGATGATTTAGATTTAATTCAGAAAGCAGAATTATGGGTCAAAGCGTATGTAGAAAAAATGCTTGCTCTATAACTTAAAATCGTATATAATATACACATGCCTTGGATTGAAAACATACCTTTAGAAAATGTAGCAACGGGCCGCCATCATGATTGCGGCGTCAACAGCATGTTGATTCAAATATCTGACCATGACATGGCGTTTCCTGCGCCCCGTCATGCGTTCAAAGAAGTACATAAATTTACATTTTTGGACATTGAAGAAGATGGCATGACCAACACAGGTGATGGTAGAACCATTGACATGAGTGAGTTTGCCATCACGGATGAACAGGCCGCAGAGCTTGTGCGCTTGTTGCAACATGCCTGGGAAAATCGAATGAATGTTGTTGTACATTGCCATGCCGGTGTTTGCCGTAGTGGAGCAGTAGCAGAAGTTGGTGTCATGATGGGCTTTGCAGATTGCGAGCGTTTTCGTATCCCTAACTTATTGGTCAAGCATAAAATGATGCGAAAGCTGGGCTGGACTTACGACAGCGAAGAAAAGTCCTACGATGTACACGGAACTGTCAATGAATGGGGCTTTATAATGCCCAGGCAAGAAGGGGACATTTAATGGATTGGTTCAGATACAGTGGCATATGGATAACACTAATTTTCAACCCATTCCATTGGCGCATTTCGTACTGCGTTGATCCAACCAAGTCTGAATGGCCGTGCCCCAGTCGTCGAGAAGTTGTAGTACAAATACTCATGCTGTCAGTCAGGCTAGTTGTTGACAACGGTGACTGGTAAGTAAGTGCATGATATATGGTCTAGACGAAAACAGCAAGTATTGGATTGAATACACCAGTTTACCCAGACCCATTGGAAACATGCGGCAGGAACTAGATTTGGCCTGTCAGCGTATTGCCGGCGAGAGAAAAACAATTATCAGTTTGAGCAGTGGATTGGACAGTCAAGTTGTACTGCACAGCTTTGTGCAACAGGGCTTGCCACATGAATGTGCATTTATGTATCACCCTGGATTTAACGATTCTGAATTTGAAAACATCAAAATCCTGGAGAAAAAATACAATTTTAAATGCAACATCATTGACATTGACCCAATGGCAATAAAAGACGAAATAGAACAGCTGGCATCGGCAACAAAGATACCACCACAACACCATATCAAAACTGTATTTTTGGATCAGCTTGATTCAAGTTGCCATGTGTTAGAAGGTCCAGAAAATCCTGACCTATTTGTAAAAGATCAAGCATGGCAAATGATGGAAAGCTACAATGCAATTGACATGACATCTGCTTGGTTCCATGCCAATCGTAAAAATCCAACAGTGCATTTAGATAGAAGAAGTAAGCATCAGGAATTTGCTATCAGCATGTTGATTGACGACATTGCAGTGGCATATAGACATGCATTTCCATACATCAAAGAGAACGGGCAAGTTGACGCCAAGACTGGTAAGGTACCCAGATGGATCATCTGGGGCTGGGGCTTGTATATCAAGCCCATACAATTTGGCAAGTACTGGGGCAACGAATTGGAATATTTTCCAAAATTTGCTGTGCAAAAAGAAATTGAATATGTGTTTAACCCCAAGGTAGTACACGACTATTTGTCTCAAGTTCTTTTCATTGATCTGGACCAACACCTAGAGCTGATGTGCGATTATGGCGCTGGCCGAAACATTAAACATACGCAGACATATATACAAAATGCAAAAAACATTTAATAAAAAATTAGGATACTATACCAGCAATGGCATAGACTTTCATTCTAAAATACAAGCATGTATCTACGGTACTCAAGTTGGACAGCCCGTGCGCTGGGTATTCAACAATGATGTATTTGGTGCCTACAATTGGACTGTAGAACCTGAAGAAACATTGGATCAATTGTACGATGCTCGTGCAAGACAGCTTCGTGAAAAGTATGACTATGTTATATTAAGCTACAGCGGTGGAGCAGACAGCAACAACATTTACGAAAGCTTTCGTAGGCAAGGTCTATTGCTTGATGAAATTGTAGTCAATACAATGACCAAGGCCAGCGAAAAGTTTATTAAAGTTGATGCCAACAGTACAAATCCCTACAATGGGCCAGAAAGTGAACATCAACTGCATCTGTTGCCACGCCTACGCACCATTGGAAACGAAATGCCACGCACCAAGATTCGTATTTTTGACCTTAGCGACACATTGTTTGAAAGTCTCGGAGCCGCAGATGAAAGCTGGGTATTAAATCAAAAGGAAGGTCTCAACCCCATTGGTATTACCCGTTTTAATTACCTAAGTTTTGATGAGGTAAAGCGTGATTTTGACAAGGGCAAAAATATTTGTTTAATTACAGGTGTCGAAAAGCCCAGAGTTGTTATTCGAGAAAACAATTTATTAATGCGATTCAATGATCGTAGTGCCAATATCAACACAGTGGCAGAGCATATTAAAGAATATGAAAACTGTACTGTAGAATATTTCTATTGGGCACCAGAAAGTGTGCGTATGCTGGCCAAGCAAGGACATATTATTAGACGCTACCTCGAAGCGTTTCCGGAAAAACAGGAATTTTGGATTGAGCATCGCGTGACCGCTACCATAACCCGATTGATGCACGAACGCATACTGCGAAATCTGTTGTACACAACTTGGAATGATTCGTGGTATCAAGCAGACAAGAGCATCAGTGATTGGTACAGCGAGTTTGATCGTTGGTTCATTGATCATTACAAAGACACAGCGGCCTGGCGCAATTGGCATGCTGGCATTGACTATGTTAAAAATAATTTAAAGCCATTTTTAAAGGCAACCGCGGGTATGAATCATGCCGACGGACTGCGACCAGTGGCACATACCTACAATCTTGGACCAATTAAATTGGCAGCCAACACATGGCTGATTGGAGAAGCTGGGCAGAATGTCAAATAAAAACTATCACATTCCAATGCCTTCTTTTGAGCCAACATCAGCAGATTTAGAATGGGTAAAAAATAACATTGTACCAAAATTAATGCCGGCTTTGAATACCTTTAAAGGTGCATTTGAACGAGTTGACCTATTGCAAGATTCCTTTTCTGATTGGCCGCAACGACAAGCAGTGGTAGATCATTTTGACAGCCTTGGACTCAGTGTCAGACGCTTTTCTGGATTCATTGGACATAAGAATCAAAATACAAAAACAGCCCATCTTGATGCATTTGTGCGCGGCATCCCGTGCGTTGCTCGCTTTAACATTCCTTACTTTGGGCGTAGTCCTGTCAAATTAGAATGGTGGAATGATGGAGTTGATAGTGATAAAATAAAAGAAAGAGTTTTTACCGAACTTCGATATGGCCAACCACGCATTGCCTACAGTTATAAATCTACAATAGATGATTGGGGTACAGATTCTGCATTTGCAATTGATGATCCTGGACCATGCTGGAATCGGACCGAACTTGCACATAGAGTACAAGGACCAGATTGCTCGGTCAATAGAATTCAAATTACAGTAGAAGTTAAAGATCAAATACCCTGGACTGAATTGGTTGCCAGACTAGAACGCCTAGGCTACTGCTAACCCATTGACAATCTATGGCGATTGCTGTATACTAACAGTAATCGCTTTTCTTTTGGAGAAATTATGTTAGAATGTTTGATCTTAGGTGACAGTATTGCAGTAGGCACACATCAATTCCGACAAGAATGTGCGCTGGTAGGCAAAGGTGGAATCAACACAGCACAATGGAATCGTATGTATCCTGGTCGAGATCTAACTGCCCGCAATGTAATCATCAGCCTGGGCACAAACGATCATACCGGTGTCAATACCTTTCGGGAATTGATGGCCATGCGACAGCGTGTGGATGCTGATCATGTATTTTGGATCATGCCGCCCTGCAATGACAAATTCTGCAAACCAGCTGTGAATGAAATAGTTGAAATCATTGCTCGAAACTTTAATGACACAATCATTGGCACTAAAAAACTACAAACAGATGCCATACACCCCAGCTGGTCGGGGTACCAAGAACTGGGTCAAAAGACAAAATAATAGCGGTCCAAAATAAATAGTCCATATAACTTAGAGTTGAATTTAAGTTAACATGGGTTATTTATATGACAATCAGATCGTCAGGTGCGCTACCAGCGTCAGAAATTAATACAGAACTTGGGCTATCTTCAACTGCACAAATTGCCATTGGTGGAGCAGTACCTAGAGGCCTAGCTGGCGTTGCATCTGGTGCTATTGCATTCAGCAACTTTTATGGCAAAAGCAACATACCCGCCAGAACAGCCGTGAGTTACGCATATTCAACAAACACAACAAATGCTTCGTTGAACATAGCCGCTTTGGGCGGGTATGTTGCCGGTGCGACAGATGTGACTATTACAGTCAACTCCGGCATATATGTTTATTCAACCGGGACAGGAACTCCGGGTCTAACATTAACAGGTGGCTCCACTGGTGATACAGTTACACTTGTAAATAATGGATTTATTATAGGCAAAGGTGGTAATGGTAATGGTGGTGCAGGAGGTATAGCACTTCAACTTGGCTTTAATACAACTGTTAACAATACCAATGGATCTGCCTATATTGCGGGTGGTGGAGGTGCTGGTAGCAATCCAGGGACAGGCGGCGGCGGTGGTGGTGGAGCAGGCGGTGGTGATGGTGGCGCTGGCTCAGGCGGGAATACAAATGGTGCAGGTGGTGGTGGTGGCGGGCCAGGCGCTGCTGGTTCTGCTGGTGGCAACGGGGCTGTTCCTCGTGGTGGCGCTGACGGTGGCGCAGGTGGAGGTGCTGGTGGTGGTGGAGGCTCAACCACGGCTGGTGGTTTTTGCCCAAGTATGACAGTAACAGGTAGAGGCGGTGGTGGAGGTGGTGGCCGAATACTTCCAGGATCTGGTGGTGCTGGCGGTGTTGCATCTGCTCCATATATGAGAATGAACGGCGGTGCTGGCGGCGGGGGTGGTAGTGCTGGTAGTGCTGGTACATCATATGCTGGTGGTGGCGGCGGTGGTTGGGGTGCTTCGGGTGGTGGTGGTGGCGCAGGTGGTAAAGCGGTCAACCTCAATGGTAAAACAATTACTTGGGTCTCTGGTGACACATCTAGAGTTTATGGAGCAGTCTCGTAATGTATAGATTATATAAACCTCTTTCAGAAGAAATTTTTGAATTCGTTACTTTAACAGAAGCAGAAGAAAAAATAATACCGCTTAAAGAACAAGTACTACTAGAACAAGCAGATAGATTTACAATTGTAAAAGCAATTGTTGATGATGAAAATAATGAAACATGGGTTAAAGCAGATTTAGAAAATGATGTAGAGCATAATAAATTTTATGTGTTTAATACATTGACTGGCCATCATGAAATGTTTAATTCTTTAAGTACTGCATTAGATAGACAAAATGAAATTAAACTAGAGTATATAAACTCACTAGAGTTCTATATAAAAGATGCATATCAACCCATTGTTAGTGGAGCAGAGAATTTATGACAAATCTAATAGATGTAGGACCCGTACACATTGTTCATTATGATAATTCAATCTTAACAATATACCACCTTAATAAGGGTGAGGGCGTTATGAAACACACACATGACTATGCACATCTAACCTTGTGTCAAGCAGGTCTCTTAGTTATAAGAAAAGAAAATATTGAAAAGGTAATAGATAAAAATAGTACACCTATTAACCTTAAAGGAAATGAGTGGCATGAGTTTGAAGCTCTAGAAGATGGAACTGTGCTAATAAACCTATTTACAAAAGACAAGTATTAAATTATGGCATTACCAACATCCGGAGCAATCAGTCTGAGTGAAGTCAACACAGAACTGGGCCTGTCTGCCACTGGCCACCCCTTAAAATATACCGTGGATCTACTTCACATAATGTTGTAAAAATACAACATTGGTTGACAATGCCGGCATTGAGTGTTATACTTGATACTTGTCAAACAAAACAAAGTTTTTTGCCTATAAGTCAAACAGAGGTTGACAACGAGGCTAAGTAAGTGTACAATGATTACTATGACGAACACATTCATATCAAGACTATCGCAGTGGTGCTCAAAACAGAGCATGTCATTCTGTGACTCCTTTAGTATGAGCTATCGTGTTCGCCATATTCTAGGAGCATGTCCAGGATAAAGTAATCAGACCGTTTACTTAACCCCTGGACTCGAAAGGCTCCAGGGGTTTTTCTTTTAGTGTAGTAGGAAACGAGATCCTAGCCCGCACTCTAAACATGGGCAAATGGGCGGCGACTAGGATGGAATCCCTTGTGTGGGAGGAAAAATTAGATCGTATTAAAGCATATTCCAAAACTAGAATGTTTAGGGGACAAGGCCACAAGCCGAGTATGCTTTAATACACACATTGACATTTGCGTGTCAGTGTGTTATAATTTCTACATGGAGTAGAAGCATCAATGGTGATGCAGTGGACTGTAAATCCGCCGCCTTCGGGCACGCCTGGTTCGATCCCAGGATACTCCACCAATTTCAATGGGCCAGTAGCTTAATGGTAAAGCGTCCGACTCATAATCGGTTGAGTTCTGGTTCAATTCCAGACTGGCCCACCAATCATGCCCTGTTAGTTCAATGGATAGAATTAGAGTCTTCGAAACTCAGGATGGTGGTTCGATTCCATCACAGGGCGCCAATTTGTGTACGGATGCCCGAGAGGTCCAAGGGAACTGATTGCAAACCAGTAAAGTCGTGAGTTCAAATCTCACTCCGTACTCCAAGGTAATGTAGCATAACGGTAGTGCGCCTGCTTCATACGCAGTCCAGTGTAAGTTCGATTCTTACCATTACCACCAATTTTAAAGGAGAGCCTGTTATGGCCAGTGTCAAGAAAGGGACGTTAACTCGTTCACCACAATGGTGGAAACACCTTAAGGAATGGAAGCGTGTGTTCTGGAAATCAGAACGACAAGCGCAAAAGAGAGAAATTAATGGGGGTGAAACTTTAAGGTGAAGTAACTGGCTTTTAACCAGTAAAACTCGGATCGTTCCCGAGCACCCCTACCAAAGACTTATTAGGTGTGACCTTAGTGTAGCGGTAGCACCACAGATTGTGATTCTGTTAGTACGGGTTCAACCCCCGTAGGTCACCCCTAATAAGTTTATGCCAAGATAGCTCATCTGGTAGAGCACCTGTTTGAAGCACAGGGTGTGGTTGGTTCGAGTCCAACTCTTGGTACCAGTTTCTGTTCGGGAATGGTGTAATGGTAACACAACACACTTTGACTGTGTCGTTCTAGGTTCGAGTCCTAGTTCCCGTGCCAAAATTTATAAGTAAGTTTATAGCCTCATAGCTCAGTTGGTTAGAGCAATGTGTTGATAACGCATAGGTCCTCTGTTCGAGTCAGAGTGAGGCTACCAGGATATCATGAAAAAATTATTGTCAATGTGTGTACTTGTATCAGTTGGTGCATGTGGTGCAATACCAAAAACTTGCTCTGTGCCCAACGAACAAGGTTGCACAACAATACCGGCAATAATGATTCCAATTTTTAAGAAAGAGTTTTAAGGGTTCTTAGTATAATGGCAGTACTGCGGTCTCCAAAACCGTTAGTGGGAGTTCGAGTCTCTCAGAGCCCGCCAAGTGTAAAGGAAATGTGGCCGAGTCCGGTTTATGGCACTAGTCTTGAAAACTAGCGGAGGGTTAAACCTCCCGTGAGTTCGAATCTCACCGTTTCCGCCAATGCTCACTGTAGTTCAATGGATAGAATAGGGTCCTCCTAAGACTCGGATACAGGTTCGATTCCTGTTGGTGAGACCAAAGTCAATACCCCGGTGGCGCAATTGGTAGACGCACCTCTCTCAAAAGGAGGGTGTTGAGAGTTCGAATCTCTCCCGGGGTACCATTGTAGTTTGTTATTTAAAAATCTTAGATGCTAGTAATTCATAAGGTAGCAACTTGTTTGTTGCGTCAGTCACTGTAAAAGAGACTGTGTATCGAGTTTCTTCTGTGGTTGTTACATTGTGTGGGATTCCAGTTTGTACAATGTTGTATCCACCAAGATGTTTGCTGTACAGCAAATTTACCTGATCTGCTGTAAAGCTAGCATAATTGTTTGAGTTGGTATTTTTACGCGACACTTTTGTTACTTTTGGAGTGTACCAGTTTAGAACACCGCTACTGGAGTTGGAAATATAATTAATCTTGGCCATATTTCCTGGCATCATGTAATCTACATCAGCACCGTCAGTATGAATCATCGAAGTAAAATTGGTTGGGTAGTAAAAAAGTTCGCAACCCCGAATCCGCAAACCTCTTTCTGCAAAGAAACCGATCACATTGTGATCAACATGCCTGGCACTGTCAATGGTATATCTACTGTATACATTCCTGGACCTAATTTTTTTTAATAATCGCAACCCAGTTGAAGACAATGGTCCATATGATAGGTCAAAGTTTTTATACAATTCCATGGAATATTTATCAACAAATCATTGACAACAGCGGCTTAAATAGCTTATAATAAATTTTACAAAGTAAAAATTTGGAACGGTCCTATAATGGTATTAGAGCAGATTGCTAATCTGTCGCTCGGCGTAATCCGGGTTCTCGGTTCGAGTCCGAGTCGTTCCGCCAAACACAACAACGAAAGTATAGTATGAAGCCAGGTAAAACATTTCGATTAAGTAAAACAACCAAGCGTATGCTGTGTAGCATTGTTGATACAACCAAGCGCAATGCTTGGAAGGCCGCAATGATTCAAGCAGAGTTGGCCGCTGGTGTAGTTGTCAAGAGAGAGCCAAAAGAAGGACAGCGTAAGTAAAGTTTTTTTTGCCCCGGTGGTGTAATGGTAGCCACGCTGGTCTTAGAAGCCAGTGCCGAAAGGCGTGTCGGTTCGAGTCCGACCTGGGGCACCACAATTTAAAGGTCAAACATGCCAACAGTCTATACAGAAGTTGAAGTAAGTCTAAGTGATTTTGATACTGAAGACCTGATTGAAGAATTGGAGTCTAGAGGTAACTTGCCTCCCGAATGCGATCTCGATTCTAAAGAAATACTTGAGTCAATTTATTTAAAGCGTAGATTCGGCAAAGACTATCAGCAAGAGTTGGACCAACTTATCTATCAAGTCCTTGGTAAGATCGTTTAAATTGATTCATCTGGCCATAGTACAATGGATAGTACATAGAGCTTCTACCTCTAGAATGTGGGTTCGATTCCTGCTGGCCGGGCCACTTATTGTTGTAATGTGTTCAATGCCTGCCCAGGCAAAAAAGAAAACAAATAAACCACCTGCTGAACCCGCTCAAGCAATATTAGTTTTCAATAAAACAACCAACACAATTGCTGATGAATTAAACATCCACCGGGTGATGCCAATTGCCAGTGTAACAAAATTAATGACTGCGTTTGTTGTGCTGGAAAGCCGAGTAGACCTTGACGAAAGATTACCAGTTATACCTCAGCGAATAGAAGGTAGCAGAGTTCTTAAACTTGGTATGATAATTACCCGTAGAGAACTATTACACCTTGCACTGGTCTCTAGTGATAATCTTGCGGCAAAACTACTGGCTGTGCATCACCCAATGGGTTATGACCTATTCATCGCAGAAATGAATGCCACGGCGCAACGCCTGGAAATGAAGAACACATCTTTCATTGAACCAACCGGCCTCATGTTAAACACAAGTACTGCATGGGATTTACATTTGTTAAATCGTTCGCTGATCAAATACGCAATTTTTAAAGAAACTGCAATGAGCAAGACATCAAGCTCGAACGCACAAAACAAGCGAGGCATGTGGCAAAAGTTAGTGGTCAATAACACCAATGCATTTGCCGGTCAATACGATATCAAAATTGGTAAAACAGGATTTACCAATCCTGCTGGATGGTGCATTGACATGTTGGTAAGTTATAAAAATCAAGACTTTGATATCATAGTACTTGGCAGTCCAAGTAAGAAGGTTCGAAATGATTTGGTCAGCGAACGATTAAAAAATTATATGAATACCATCACAACTCGATCTGTTGTGATTAAAATTGAAGATATTGACGAAGCCAGTGGATTTAATTGGCCATAAGTACCGCACAATGAAGGAAAATACAATGTGGGATAAAACATATGATTCACTGACAGCATGGATTCACATGAATGGATTTAAAAAACGGACCAATGCAAATACATATTACAGTCCCGGTGTTGATAGATTTTTTGCAGTAGATGCATTTGATCCGTATACTTCTTTCGAAGTGGCACAGATATTAAGTGGTAAAATGCCCGGCATTGCAGTTTGTATCTTAACAATAAGTGATACTTTCATTGATAATAACAATTGCCACGAATACACACTGGCAAACAAATCTTTCTTAGCCGCTGGCGGCAATGTGTTGTATAACCGACAAATTCCAGTAATCAGGAAAGCACCAGCCGAATCCTTGGTGCATGTCATTGACATGCCAACCGACTACAAAGCACAGTCAGATAATTTTAATACATTTATGGCTTTTAAGTCATATGCACAGTTTGTTATTCAAGCCTGGCACTCGGCAAAAATATGCGAGATGTTTTTTAATATGTCTCCAATGGAATTGTATATCAATGACTACTTCAGTGGCACTACGCCTGATGGCTTTGATAAAACAGTTGATAGTGTCAATGGTGAGTTGCAGACTGGAATTACAAAAGAAATTAAAAAAATATTATACAATAGTAATTCATCAGATGAGGCTCTTGCATTAATTACAGCCATGTGGCAAAATAATTCTACACACATGGGAATGGAATGGCGGAATCTGTACTTCAAACTGTTAGGAGTTGAAATGTCAACCGACCTACAAGCAGTAGGATCAAACATTGATAATTATTCAGGATTCATATTATGAGCAAGCTACTGACAACTGATCAGTTATATTTTAGTTCAATCAACTTTAATGGATATTCAAACGACTTCTGGAATACAATATACAATGAAACAAGTGTGAGCGGCAAGTTTGCAATTGACATGGGCAGACGTCTAAACCCAAATAGACATGTTTCTAGAAATGCAAGCATATGGACTACTCCGTGGCCTCAGCCAATGATTCCAAAATATGCAATGGTAGATTATGATCCAACTTTTAAACTAAGCTTCTCAGATGTTTCTGATTTAGTGGCCAACAGCTTTGCTAAACGAATACAAGAAAAGAATGAAAAATTTGCAATCATGTACTCAGGTGGAATTGACAGTACAGTTGTGCTAATTGCATTGATGAAAAATTTAACCAAAGAAGAATTAAAAAATGTCAGTGTATGTACAAGTGCAGTTGCGTTAGTTGAAAATCCAACACTTTGGAAGAATCACATTTACGGCAATTTTGAAATTATTGATTCTATTTCAACAAAGTATAATAATTTAATTGAAGCAGGTTACACTCCAGTTACCGCAGATGATGGCGATTGTTTATTTGGAACTGTATTTGGTTTAAACATATACCATAACTGGAATAGTATGGCAAAGAAATATAATTTAAGCCAAGAGTCTACAACTTTCCTAGCAAATAATATTCATAGGTTCAGCGATCCAGACTTGCACTACTCTAAGTTTAAAGATTTGTTAATTGGTTATCTTAATCTTCAACCAGATACCAGGTATCCAAATTTACCACAAGAAAATCCTGACTTGACATTTGGAAGAAAGCTGTATGACAAGTTTGATTTGAATTGTAAAACAGCTGGCCTGCCAGTCAACAGCCTACACGATTTCTTCTGGTGGTTAATCTTTAATGTAAAAATGCTAAACTGCGGTGTTCGGGGAGCATTGTATTATAATGATGTACTGGAACCAAGGACGGCAATTCATACCATAGAGAACTGGTTTAATGATGCATTGTACCAACATTGGTCAATGAACAACAACAACAATGGGCAAAAGATTTTGGGTGGTCCAGCAACATATAAACAAGCGGCCAGAGATTACATTTACGACTTTGATAAAAACGAATGGTATCGTAGTTTTAAATTGAAATTAGAAAGTATGGCAAATTTAGCATTGCATCAGGAAGTAGATGCGAATTTACCAAATGGTAGACCATCGGCTAGATTTGGTATCACCACCGATTACGAATTGCTGTCAATTGATAGTCCAGACGTCAAGGACTACATTCAACACCATTTAAACAATTTTAAAATTGATTGGTCGGAATAATTGAATTCCACGGCTGGCACGACCTGACACTTAAAATTACCCTGGGCCGTACGCCAGTCCAGTTTAAAGCATGAAGTCTATCAGTTCTAACAAAGCTGGCATGTTGTTGTATCTTGGTTAAATTATTTGCTCTAACCAGTGGCTCACCAAGCAGGTTCCATTGATCTTCCAAACTTTTGCCGCAGGCTTGCATTCTTCCTACCAATTCATTGCGTTGGTTGGGAAACTGTACAGTTTCAACTCGATGATCACGCCAGTCTATATCCCACCAGACCATTTCAGTGTCATCTTCTCCGGTGATTAATATATTGAATCGAATTGGTGTTTCTTTTGCAACTCCACCAGGCCCTGTAGTATCAATATGTGGGTTACCTAAAATTACTTCTTTGGGTTTTGACAATCGTTTATAAACAAACAATTGCGGTGCCGGATCACCAATTCCATAACTGCTCATTGTATTAACAATCTCTTTCCATGCTTCACTTGTTATCAATCTGTTTGATTGCACATCATCGAAATGCAACAATCCGTTATTGAGTGGCGCTGTCAATTGATAATCTAATACAATTGGCGCAAGAAATTGTTTCAGCCTGGCAAAATTTATAGGATTCAGTGCAAACGGTACAGTTAAGAACGGAGTCATGTTGATATTTAGTTTATAAATAGGTTGACATACACAGCGAAGATAGTTATACTTTATTATTCACTTGGGAGTTTTATGATAGTTCACATTAATGTTGGGGTTGCCAAAGAAAACGGCAAATGGATTGGTCGATGGAAAACTCAGCAATCCAACAACACCGATTCTCAGCACGAGATTTTAGCCAATCGCAGAGAAGAGTTAGAACGCAAGCTAGACAAGTCGTTGCGTCTGGCGTTTCCAAAAGCCAGTTATATTGTGCAGTACCGAGATCGAGAAAATGCGTAACCTGGAAGCAGAACGAAAAATAATCGAGAGGGCCTTCATGTTAGCTGGAGCGACTTTGGTTGCAGGCTTGATATCATTGGCCATTGGAACTGAACTGCTGGTACTGTCGTACTACAATGTTGATCCAATTATGTTTTGGATCTGGCAAGGCACTTGGGCAGTGGTTGTTTCATTTATAATCAGTGGCTTGGCCCGCTTAATCAGCAAACACGGTTGACCAAATGACTTTAGTGTGTTACACTAATCCTGTTAGTAACTAATTGTTAGGTGGATCATGTTTAAGAAATCACTGATTGCTCTGGCGCTGTGTCTTTCGGCTGAAATAGTCTTATGTGCTCCATCTGAAGTAGATCCACATAATGCAACCGGCGGAAATGCACTTCGATTTCCCAACTTTCGTTTACCTGCATCGGATCAACCTAATCTGTTAGTTAACAAGGCATTGACAGAATCAGACAAAGATATTATTAATCAAGCAGAATCTATGTTTGATCGTAATGCATCCTTGTCTATTGTGATGATAGAAAAGGGCCAGCTAGTGTTTGAAAAATACAAGGCACCAGCAAGTCCACAATCACTGAACTTTTCGTGGTCCATGAGTAAGAGTTTGACTGCGTATACCATCGGCGCCATGACATGTGATGGAAAGATACCGGATCTTAATAAGCCAGCACAGACATATTCGCCGGACCTCAAAGGCACAGTATATGGCGAAGCAACAGTGAAAAATTTGCTGACAATGAGCAGTGGTGTTCGTAAGGCCGTATACGCAGGAAATTTAATTTATAAACAACCAGGTACATGTAAACATGGCAGAGATTGCGATGGATGGCAACTACAACGAGCCGGTATTATGTCGGGACTCGACTTAATTAAGCATGATCCAGATAGAGATACCGCTTGGGGTAAGCCTGTGCCCAGCGGCACCAGGTTCGCTTACAATGGAACTGATACATTGAGTCTATCAAACATTGCTGAACACAATGGCGGATTTATTGATAATTTTAATAAGCATATTTGGTCACAGATTGGTAGCCAGGGTCCTGGCCATTGGCTAATTGATAAAGATCGTACAGCCGTGTCACAGGCAGGGTTTAGTGCAACAAGCAAAGACTGGGGCCGCCTGGCCATGTTTTCAATCAAACAGTTAAAGTCCAAAGACAAGTGTATCAGCAATTTTATGAAAGAGGCCACAACGGAACAATTGCCTAATTCAAACGGCGAAGCCGGCAAGGCGTTTAAGGGATACGGATACCAAACATGGATCATGCCCGAACAATGGGGGCAAAAAGCCAGTTATTGGTGGGTTGGTTTCGGCGGCCAGCGTGTTGGCATTGATCCAGTAACCGAACGAATCATTGTAGTTACAAGTAGTCGCGAAGATTACATGGATGAGATTTACAGGCTCTTTCAAAGATGGCAAAAGCAATAAACAATTTTGATAGAAAGTGGACTGAAGAACAGTCACACTATTGGATGGTGTACAAGAAGTTTTACTTCTATGAGGATGTGACAGGCAATGAATACACAACCATCCAACGGGATATACGAGCGGCCGTTGCCGAGGTTCGGCAACAGTTAGAAGAACATCAAATTGATATTATCAATGTGGCACAGCAACAGTTTCTAGATCCAATGCGTGGTGGCAATACCATTGGCATTGCAGTGGCTTTTAAGAATAGAGAAGACTTGGCCATGGCCAAGATGTTGATTGAATGCGATAGTGTTTATGGATTGTAGACCACACTCCACTTGCCCAGTGGACATCTACTGTGTTTAAGTCCAGCCTTCCAGGGCAAGTAGCACCAACATTGTTTGCATACATCAGTGGCAGGATGACGATGTTCGCAGGTATTGCAAACACCAAGTCGTCTTTGCTTTTCAGTTTCTTCTGATTTGATTAACATGGATTATTTATTTTGAAACGGGTGTTATTAAAAAACTTATCATTGGGTGATCCAGAAGATGTTGAAATATACGCCGCGGCCGCTGTATGGGAGTGGACGCAGAAGCCTGACGGTCGGCAGGTAGTCGAGCAGTTTGGTATCACAACAGATAAAATGCATTGGACCAATGGACCTATGCTACCGCACAGTATCACAGTGGATGTCTGGGCCGAAGTTGAAGAAGAAACAGAAATTTTACTTAAATTGTCCGGATTGTGTCAACTATAGTGTCAGTCAAAGCGTTATATATGTATACAGACAATAATGTTTGTATATAACTTTAAAGGTATTTTATGAAACTAGTATCCGCCCTAATCGCAACCTTGTTTGCCGCTACTGCATTTGCACAAGCACCTGCCGCCAAGAAAGAAGAAGCCAAGCCAGCTGTACCTGCCGCAACAGCTTCAGCACCTGCTCCAGCCAAAGCCGAAGTTAAGAAGGACGAAAAGAAGCCTGTCAAAAGCGAACCTGCTAAGAAAGACGCACCTAAAGCAGACGCAAAGCCAGCCGTTACTCCAGCGAAGTAAACTTGATCTAGAAGACAGTGACCTCATCGTCTACTATGAGGTCACATATGGTCGTAATCGACAAAGTGCAAAGTTTGGTGAGTTAGTTGAAGATGACTTATCAGACTATGTAAAATTTAGATTATGGCTTGCACGTCAACTAGCTATGGCAAAGTACAAAGAAAAATGGGGCTGAAAGGCCTCATTTTCCTTATAAAAGTAGGTAAATATATGCCTATACCCTAAGGAGGATGTGTTATGTTAGAAACTTTATTTTGGTTTGCAGTAGGTGCGTTTGTGGGGTGGAATTTTCCACAACCTGATTTTGCCAAAGCAATGCAGGCAAAAGTGTTGGGCATGTTTAGGAAATAATATGGCATATTCAGAGAAAGTAATCGACCACTATGAAAATCCCCGGAACGTCGGATCTTTTGATAAGAGTGATCTTAGTATTGGTACTGGTATGGTTGGCGCACCTGCTTGCGGTGACGTGATGAAATTGCAGATCAAAGTTGATCCTGCTACAGGAATTATTCAAGATGCAAAATTCAAAACATATGGATGCGGATCTGCGATTGCATCGAGTAGTCTTGTTACAGAATGGGTCAAAGGCATGCATATTGACCAAGCAGGCAGTATTAAAAACAGTGAAATCGCCACAGAGTTGTCGCTTCCACCCGTTAAGATACATTGTAGCATTCTTGCAGAAGATGCTATCAAGGCCGCAGTAGCAAACTACAAAGAGAACCACAAGTGATCCAGCTAACTGAGCCAGCAAAGCTTAAGGTTCAAAGTATGATGAGCCGCAGAGGCCGGGGTCTAGGTATTAGACTTGGAGTGAAAACTACCGGTTGCTCTGGGCTTGCTTATGTGTTAGAATATGTAGACAGTCAGGCCACAGGGGATCAATGTTTTGACTGTGAAGGCTGTATGATTTTTATGGATCCAAAGAGTAGCGTATATCTAAACGGATTGACTGTGGACTATGTACGCAAAGGGCTAAATGAAGGATTTGAATTCATCAACCCCAATGAAAAAGACCGCTGTGGTTGCGGTGAGAGTTTTAGAGTCTAAAGGACACTTGTTATGAAAAAGCTAATTGCAATTTTATTGTTGACACTAACTGCCGGCTCTGCCATGGCGCAACATCATGGTCATGGCAATCGTCATCGTGGACATGGCGGACATGGCGGACATGGCGGACATTGGATTGCCCCAGCAATCATTGGTGGTGTGATTGGTTATGGATTTACTCGCAATTATTACGAGCCGTATTACGCACCACCTCCTGTGTACTTTGCTCCACCACCTCCAGTGTACTACACGCCACCAACGCCAATGGTACAATCCAACTGTGTTCGTTACATCATTCAAAATGAACAAGGGCAGACATTAAGAGAAGAAACTCGTTGCAATTGACTGACAATTCAGCTATACTAGTTGAATGCAAAAGTTAAATGAAATTACCGACCGTGAAACCCTTTTAAGTTATCTCGATCCTGCGGATTGGGATAACTTTTCTACTGCATGGTACAATGGACTAGATCCATTCAAAGAATATCCCAACTCCTTGATCATAATGGCAAATGCGGTACTGACACATTGGGAAGTTCCACTGTATACAGTTGATGTTGACTGGGACAAAGAACAGGGCTGTTTTATTTGGCACTTTGGCGAAAACACCAGCCCAGAGTATCCATAATTAATACAACAGGAGATCATGCATGTACTTTAATGATGGAAGTCTATCAGTTCCAGCAGAGCCACAATGGACTAGATATGACGGTGTTAAAATGGCACCGTTGATTGTACCTGATGGAGCAGGACCATGGGCCTTACGATATATTTGGTGCAAGCATACTGAAAACAATAAAGACTTTGTTGGCAATTACTTTGCCGCAAAATCTGATCAAGAAAAAGGCAAGGCCGGATTAAATTTGCGTAAGCGTACAGCGTATATGCAAGAACATTGGGATCCGCATAATGAGTTAATCAACACCAGCCGAGACAATGGAAATATGATCTGGCGTGTAAAAGTACATAACCCAATTGCAGACAGCATTGACTATGTGGAATGTTGGCGCAGTACTGAAGTACTGTCACAAGCATTTAGCAACTTGATTCCTGGCGCAGAATTAAAAATTAAAGAAAATGTTGTTCGTACATCAACAAATCAGCAGACTCTAAGAAACAATCTGTACAAGGAAGGTTTTGAAATTAGACGCTGGGTTGATCCTGTAACAAATTGGCCCACAATCAATCCAGGACTGGCCATGTACTTCTATTGGAACTTTGTGCAGAAACATTGGCTGAAAGCAAATTGTAGAGTGAATACAATGTGGCGTGTGCATTTGAATCCATGGAGGGGCTTGTACCCAGAGCTTTATCCAATTGACGACATGCTCGGTAAGTTAAAAGAAAATACAAGTTATCTATAAAGGAAAATTATGAGTCTAGTACCAATGGTCATTGAAAAGACCGGCAACGGTGAGCGAGCATATGACATCTACAGTCGCTTGCTCAAAGAGCGCATTGTATTGCTGGAAGGCGAAGTGCATGATCAGATGGCCAATCTAATTGTGGCACAGTTGCTTTATCTTGAAGCAGAGAATCCGGAGAAAGACATTACACTTTTTGTAAACAGCCCAGGCGGCAGTATCACCAGTGGTATGGCAATTTATGATACCATGCAATATATCAAAAGTGATGTCAGCACCATTGTAATGGGTCAGGCTTGCAGTATGGGTTCATTCTTAGCACAATCAGGGGCCAAAGGCAAGCGGTTTGTTCTGCCGTACAGTCGCACAATGATACACCAACCAAGTGGTGGTGCTCGTGGCATGGTAAGTGATATTGAAATTCAATACAAAGAAATTACCAAGATGAAGCGTGTGCTTACACAGCTTTATGTTGATCATAACACAGCAGGCAAGACCTATGCACAGTTTGAACATGACATGGATCGTGACACTTTCCTAAGTGCCCAGGAAGCAGTTGCATATGGACTTGCTGACGGTATTATGACTAAGCGAGCATGAGTTGATCGGCAAACTCTAACAGCAGTTGATGGTGAGTACCTCTGTGGTACTTGCCCTTCATCCAACTGTACCCGTCATACCAGAACTGTTCGCTTTCTGGATGACCGCCAATTAGGCCAATACGGTTTTGTACTATTGCCATGGCATCACCGTTGGCATACCGGGCAATGGTTTTGTGATAGCCTGTACCAACTATGGCACAGCCATCATACCAGAACATGGTCATTGGTTGCCCCAACCACTCAACGGAAATGTTCTTGGCGTGTGGTCTACGGGTATCAGCGTCTGGACGAGTCATGTATTGTACTGCATCAATGTCTTTTAAGATATTAAGATAGTGCTTACCAGCCCAGTATGCACCCATACAAATTCCTAGATACCGCCCGCCATCTTTTACAAATTGCTGAACTCGTTTACCGTTGTGCTGGAATAGGTTTTCAAAACTGCTGGCATCACCTATGCCACCAGGTACTGCAATCATATCAACATTGTTGAAAAATACATCCTCTACTGCATTTTTTCCAAACACTTTAAAATTGTAATTCTGCCCAAGTGCATTCATTATACCATTTCCACTTTGCACTGAACACTTTGGATCAGCTAAAAATAGTGCTACAGTGGGCTTCATGATCTATTTATATAGATAAATTAGTGTAACAAAACAGTAACACAAAAATCTACAATTGGGCGATAAGTAATGGTATGACAGCCAAAACTTATCGTTCAATTTTCATTAGTGATGTACACTTGGGCACTAGAGATTGTAAAGCTGGACAGCTGAACAACTTCCTTAAACACAACTCATGCAATACACTATATCTTGTAGGAGATATTATCGACGCATGGAAAATACAACAAAATCGCTGGCGCTGGCAACAAAGCCACACCAATGTGGTTCGTAGAGTGCTGGGGCATGCCAAGCGTGGTACTAGAGTTGTATTCATTGCCGGCAATCATGATGAGTTTTTGAGACCCATGATACCATATGGATTTAGTTTTGGCCTGGTGGAAATACACAATCAAATAGAACACATAGGTGCCGACGGCAAGCATTATCTTGTTGTTCATGGAGACCTGTTTGACGGTATCACAAGATTGGCGCCGTGGATAGCATTTTTAGGAGACAAGGCATATGATATCATTTTATCGCTTAATAGCAAATACAATTGGATACGTCATCGTTTTGGTTTTGGGTACTTTAGTCTTAGTCAGTATCTCAAAGCAAGAGTAAAGAAAGCAGTTGATTTTATCTTTCACTTTGAAAGAAATCTAGCGGCATACTGTAAGAAGCGTGGATATGACGGAGTCATTTGCGGCCATATTCACCATGCGGAAATCAAAGACATCAATGGCATCATATATATGAATGATGGAGATTGGGTTGAGAGTTGTACAGCACTAGTTGAACACCATGATGGCCACTGGGAAATCATAATTTGGACACAGGAGAAAGACAATGTGGCTGATGATATTAATAGCAGTTCACCTGACAGATCCAATGGATCAACCAGGAAGAGTAGAGATACAGTTTCCAGATCAAAAAAGTTGTCAGCAAGCACTGGCAACAATCAAGTGGCAGTTAAAGTTCAAGAGCTTTAAAGTAGAAGCAAAATGCGAAAAAAGATCCTAATCATTACTGACAACTTACCGGAGCAAATAAATGGCGTGGTTACGACCTACACAAATATTGAGGCACATGCGATTTTGGATGGTTATAACTTTGTGGTGCTTCATCCCGGGTGGTTCAGCTACATTGATTGCCCTGGCTACAACGAAGTCAAGATTGCCTATCCGCGCAACCTGGGCAAGAAGATTGAGGAGATCAATCCGGATTATATCCATATCGCCACAGAAGGTCCTCTTGGTCTGTGGGCTAGAGCATACCTTTCAGTGGCTGATATTCGCCACAATACCGCTTATCACACTAAGTTTCCTGAAGGGCTCAGAAAGCTATTTGGAGTTCCTGAATGGATTACTTGGCGCTTTGTACGCTGGTTTCACAAGCATAGTGGCCGGGTTCTAACCACAACAGATTCAATGGTTGCTGAATTAAAAGCTCACGGATTTTCAGGCGAAGTATTGCCCTGGACCCGCGGTGTTGATCGTGCAGTCTTTACCCCTGCACTTAGAGAAGACTTTCCCAGTAAGTATTTGTTGTGTGTTAGTCGTGTCAGCAAGGAAAAGAACCTAGAAGCGTTCTTAGAATTAGACTATCCTGGGTATCAGAAAATTATGGTAGGTGATGGTCCCATGCTGGAAACATATCGCCGGCAATATCCAGAAGTGGTGTTTACGGGGTTTAAAACAGGAGTTGAGCTGGCTCGTTACTATGCCAATGCTGAAGTGTTTGTATTCCCTAGTCGGTGGGAAACATTTGGATTGGTAATGATTGAAGCCATGGCCTGCGGCACCCCTGTGGCGGCATACTATTGTCAAGGACCTAAGGATGTCATTGATCAAGGTGTTACTGGATTCATGGTTGAAGAGCGCGAAGGCCTGGCTGTGGCTGTTGACAAGTGTTTAAAAATTGACAGAGCCGATGTGCATAGAGTAAGCCAAAGATGGTCATGGAAACGAGCCTGGGAAATATTCAGAGACAACCTGGTGGAGAAGGTGTAATATACCTGTAATACTAGGACCATTAAATAAAGCGATCGCCTGCCAGTGGCGTATAATAGGATAAGTTACTGGCGCTAAGGACCTTAGGGTCCTTTTCTATTGAATAGGGATTTAAGTATTGATCAATGAAGTCAATCAATTTGCGATGATCTGATTGGTATTTATTAGCTAAGTACTCAAATGAATTGGTCAACTGTTAAACATTTGCACTTGGAAATCAGCTCACAATGCAATGCGGCCTGTCCGTTGTGCGCTAGATATCCAACCTCCAGCCTTTACGAGCATCCCAGTATTAGTATGGATCAAGTTTGGACCATTGAACAGGTTAGAGCTCGATTACCAACAGCAGACCTGATCAATATTGAAAAGTTTCTCATCAACGGCACCGTGGGCGATTTCATTACAAATCGAGATGCACTGGAAATTATACAGCACTTCAGTTCAGCAAGTCCAACAGCCCAGATTGAAATCAATACCAATGGCTCTGCAAGGACAGCTGAGTTTTGGAAAAGTCTAGCGCAGATAAAAAATGTTAGAATATCATTTGCTCTGGATGGTCTGGAAGATACACATCATTTGTATAGACGACAGACCAGTTGGAAATTTATTATTGACAATGCCAAGACATTTATCAATGCAGGCGGAACAGCTGATTGGATTATGACCAGGTTCGCCCACAACGATCATCAAGTTGATGAGTGTGCAAGCCTAGCAAAGCAACTGGGTTTTGCAAAATTCTATGCCAGACACAGTGATAGATATTTTGCTCCAGCCAGGGACAAGAATGGAAATACCACTCATGAGTTGCTACCAGCACCAACTGCTCCATATACTTCAAGCACTAGAACTTTGGCCGAATTGCAATCAAAGGAACTGAGATATCGTAATGGAACATTTCGAGCAATCCAAATGCATAATAGTACGCCATTGCCAAGTTTAGATAATTGTGAAAGCCTAAGGTCTCAAAGCATCTATGTTGGCGCAGATTGGTCTGTTGCACCTTGTTGTTTTATTGGAATCCTGTCTTTTACTCGAGAAACAGATCATCGATATGACAGCTTTGCAACTGCACTGACCGAAGCTGGATTGACTCTGTCAGATCTAATTGCCAGCACCACAGTAAGTGCCATTGTAGATCGAGGGTTTGATTGGATTTACAATCGTATCACTACAGACCAAGCATTAATGAGCTGTTTTCATTCCTGCCATCCAGACAAATCAAATTATAGAATAAGTCAAGCTACCAAATTGGCAAAATAAAATAAATAAAGTACAGGAGGACACTAACATGTACCTAACACAAGAAGAATGCCCAATCTGCGGCCACAAGCATCAGAAATAAATTTGTAGCATTGCAACACCAAAAGGACCTAAGGGTCCTTTTTTCTTGACAAGATGATCAGACCTGTGTTATACTAAGAACTTGTTAAACTTTACTCGAGGTAAAGATGAATAAGTGGATTGGGATAGCACTTGCAACAGCCGCACTAATTTTTATGGTCCGGATTGAAACAAAATTAGATAACATACAGGAGCAGGTTCAGGACCTGAATCGGATTGTTAAAACATCAGTCACAGTCAAGTACACCCCTGCGGAACTTGAGTGTCTGGCTCGCAACATCTACTACGAAGCCGGCGTAGAAGACCAGGTTGGCAAATATGCAGTGGGCCATGTCACACTCAACAGGCTCAGTACAGGCCATTGGGGCAAAACTATTTGTTCTGTGGTTTATGCCAAGGATCAATTTTCTTGGACTCGCCTTAAAAAGCTACCCAAACCCAATCCCACATTGTGGTTCGAAGCGCAGTCAATTGCATTTGATGTGATCCACGGCCATAGGGTTGCAAGTCTTGACAAGAGTTTGTTTTACCATGCTGACTATATCAAAGATCCATATTGGGCAGTACAAGAGCACAAAGTGACTCAAATTGGGCGTCATATTTTCTACACCAAAGCAAAAAACAGCTGGCTAGCTATGTTGTAAAAATGCAACAAAAGTACTAGTTTTTGTGTTGCAGAAATACAACAAAAAAACGGTTGACCACAGGCTCAAAGTGCAGTATAATAAACACTTAAACAGCAAAAAGGAGTTAACCATGTCAGCATTAAACACATACTTGGTCCGTAAAAACGCTTATGGTACAATCTTTGGTGCCAAAGAACTTACCCTGAACAATGCCACTGACCGTCAAAAGATTGCTGATTCAATTGATAGCGATTTGAGTCCTGAGAATTTATCTTGTGATGGTGAATTGCCCCGTAGTCTTGTGCAGAAACGCTACAAGGAATTGACAGCGGCGGCCAAGGAATTGCAAAAGTTGGACCCTTCTGTTAAATTTTACGAATTTGCATAATGAAGTTTGATTTTGACGAAGTGCTACAGTGGGCCGGCGCAGTATTAATCATTGCCGGTCACACATTGAATGCCATCGGCCCTTCCATGTATCCTTACAATATTGTGGTCTTTGCCGTGGGCACAGTGGCATTTTTAACCTGGGCCATTCGTGCAGGAAATCGGCCACAAATGGCAGTCAATTTTGTGTCAATAGCCATTGGGATTGTAGGGTTACTAAAGTTGTTGTAAAAATACAACAAAAATAGACTCAGAAAACGGTTGACAGTTGGGCCTAAATCGCTTATACTATGAACATAGTAAGGAACAAGGAGAGCAAGATGAGCAACGAATTTAAAAGCTGGGAAGAGATGACTACTGTAGAGCAGTATGCTTGTCAGTATTGGGATATGCACAAGGATGCATATGGCGTTCGCCCCCGTGGCATCGATACATCCGCTTGGACTGAAGCTGATTTTGAAGCTGAGTTCAAAGTTCTTGGCGAAGCAATTGACCGCGAAGAAATCGCTCGCAAGGCCTCCGAAGCTGAAGCTGTTACCAAGTTTGAACAGCATGTGACCAACACCATTTGTATGGGTGCTGGTACCCGCGAAGTTGCACTTCGTTGGATCATGGAAGCCAGCGATGCCAATGGTGATTGGGAATATTTTTGCTTCTGCAACGGCCTCCCATATCGCTACTTTCAAGTCAAGGAGACAGTATGATTACAGGTTACAAGGCAGAGTTCAACGGTCGCACATACGAAGTTGAACATGGCGATCCATTTGATCGCGGCATGTCAGACAGTTACTACAGTCGTCAACGAAACCCACACAAGGGTGGAGTAGGTGGCACCAGCGGTCCACGCATCGAACGCAACGAAATGAGTCTGCAGGAACAACTAGACTATGGTGCCGGCTACTCCTACAACGAAGACAGTGGCGACAAGAAAAATTGGGACTAAGGAAAATAATATGTGGAATCAACTTGATCGTGAACAAAAGATTAATGAAATAATTACCTGCGTGGCCTTTGTGGCATTTGTTGTGCTACTATGTTTCATGCCTGACTTGACCAGAGGTTAAATCGTGAAACAAAATAAAATTTACCTGTCCAAACGCAATCTACTTACTTTGCTGAGTAAGTTAGAACGTCTTGAACAGGGCGACCAAACTGCCTGCGCCATTGTCAAGTATGCCAACCCAACTGATCCATACTGCAATACCATGGACGAAGTAATGGTCATTGCCATCCCAGACAATGAATTTTATACCAATCGAGCACCAGGCGCCATGCACCCAGCAGATGAGGTAAAAATACAACAAAAACAGACTCAAAATAAACCAAAAAACGGTTGACCAAACAGGCAGAATCCGGTATAATACATACATAGACAGCAACAAACAGGAGTTCTAAATGGCATACATTGGCGCAAACGAAGTTAAAGCAATCCGCGATGAACTTAAAGCACAATTTCCAAAATTCAAATTTGGTGTGCGTAAAGGTTCTGGCAGTTTGTCAGTTGATGTTACCATCAAAGCTGGCCCTGCTGACTTCAGTGATGTGTTACAAAATCACGGTCAGATCAATCACTACCATTTGGGCAATTACGGCGAACACAAATCTTTCTTTGAACAGATCATTCGCATTATCAAAATTGCACCCAGCACCATACCCGGTGGCCGTCGTTGGTTTGATGAATCAGACGCACAGACTGATTACTTCCACACCGCTTACTACATGCACCTTCAAGTTGGCGCATGGGACAAGCCTTACATCCAGACCAAATAATGCAAGCCTTTAAAGAAACCACTGGCGGGTTGTTTCCAGCCCACATCTACTTGTTGGACAGCAACAACTTGGTTGCCTACATCAAGACAGGTGATACAGTTCCATTTTACTTTAAGAATCCCATCAAAGGATTTGACAAGCGTGGTCGCAAGTTTGTAGAAATTAAACCCAACCCATTCAATGCTGAAGTTACCTCAACCACAATAAAGGTGCAGGGTAGTAAGGGTGCAGTTTACGAAATTGATCCTGAGGCAAACTCTTGCACCTGCCCTGGATTCACATTCCGTGGTGCTTGCAAACATGTTAAAGAACTGGAGACAGCATAATGATTGACAAAATTAAAATTTGGTTGTATAATAACAGCATATGGTTATGGATGGATACAATTTTTTGGGCGGCACTGGTTGCAGTTGGAATTTTCTTTTTAGTTAAAAACAACTGATGTCTTATCAACTGGAATTTCCAGCATTGTATGCCGTGACCAAAATGAATCAACAGTTGATTCGTTTGGTAGGATCTAATTTAACACATTATTCAGTAGATGTAAGGATTGATTATGAGCGGTGGATATGCTTCGAAAAGGAATATGGCGAATGGTCGAGGGCTAGTTCAAACAACTTCAAACTTAACCAAGATCAGGAATCCAACTAAAATGCGAATTTCATTTAGACAAAGATTTAGAAACTGGTTGTTTGAAGAAAACGACAGCCCAGACATGGTGGTTGGCATAGACGATGCGCCTAATTTTGTGCAGGATGAAAACTCCATTCGCTTTGAAGTGGTCAATGCCGCAGGCGGTCGCATTGTACAAGTTCGTCATTATGATCGTGTCAAAGATCGCAATCTTACTTCGTTGCATATCATTACACCAGACGAAGACTTGCCAACCGCACTTGCACATATTTTAGCTCTAACTACATTGGGGAAATGAAATGCTGTCATTGCGTGAACTCATGTCAGAATATATTCTGTTTGCATTCGACGAAGAAGAATTGATGCAAAAATTTCAAGTCAATGAACAGGACCTTGCCAGCATCAGCGATGTGGACCTGCTTGAAATTTATGACCAAACATTACTGACACCGGTGCAACAATGATTTCGCTATACCATTTTAAAGAAGGTACCTCAGACAAGATCTGGGGCTGGACCAAAACTGATGATGGTGCTATAAGTTTTTGGGGCAGGAGTCGCGGTACCATGGCATTCAAAGTATATCATTCGGCTTATGAAGTTACCAAGGTTGAGCGGTCCAAGCGCGACAAGGGGTATCGATACATTGGTGATGGATCTACTGCATCAGTACTGCCAGATGACTTTCAGGGCCAGTTGCTTTTGGCCAAACTGGGTCAGGTTAAATTTGCATAAAATGGTTGACTTCCCAAGCCATTTCGTGCATAATAAGAATATGGACACAAAGTTCATATGCGTCGGACAAGCGATTCTTGTTCACACACTCACAGACAGGAGTTATTATGAGTGAAAAACTTTTTACAGTAGCCGGTTATTCAACCAAAGATGGCAAAGTTAAGGCTCGCTTTGCAACAGACATGACACGGATCAAGACCTTGGTCAAGACTGGTCATACTGACATTCAACTTTACGAGTTGGCCAAGCCAGCAACTAAAATTGAAGCACTGGAATTCTTGCACAGCAAGAACATCCACGGCACCGCAGGAGTTGCCGTTGCTGAGGAATTGGCCAAGCGTACCAAGCGCAAGGTTTCTGACCTCATCAAGACAGGCCCTGTTTCCAAAGCCGCCTAATAGACTTTGGGCCCTTTGGGGGCGGGCCAATGCCCCCTACATATTTTAAAGGATGCACATGTCGACTACAGTTAACACTTTTATTATCCATGCACTGGAAACACATCCTAGCCGCTTGAATAAAGAAGGCATTATTGAAGCCGAAGCCCAAGCAGGCAACGACGAGTTCTTTGCTGGTGTGCGTCTTGCACTGGACCCAATGATCACATTTGGTGTCAAGAAAGTACCCAAACACGGCGGCCCAGATGGACAAGGTCTGCCATGGGCGGCATTCAAAACATTGGCAGACAGTCTTGCCAGTCGTCAGCTCACTGGAGATGCGGCTCGTGATGCAATTGAGCTTTGCCTTAAGACTGCAAAACAAACTGAATGGAACGATTGGTACATGCGTATCCTTACCAAGGACCTGCGAGCCGGGTTTGGTGAGAACACAGTGAACAAAGTGGTCAAGAAAATCAAACCTGCTTACATGATACCTGTGTTTGAATGTCAGCTTGCACATGATAGTGCCAACCACGAAAGCAAAGTATGCGGACAACGCCTGATCGAAGTCAAGTTAGATGGGGTTCGAGTATTGACAATCGTGTACCCGGATGGTCGAGTAAACCAGTACAGCCGCAATGGCAAGGAATTGGTGAACTTTGGTCACATCAAAAGCCAATTCGAGCAAATAGCGACTGGCTTGCTGGAGCCCTGGGTGTTCGACGGCGAGATAATGTCAAGTAGTTTTCAAGACTTGATGAAGCAGGTGCATCGTAAGAGTGATGTAAATGCAGAAGATGCTGTGTTGAATTTGTTTGATTGTGTACCGTTGGTACACTTTAAAGCAGGCCGGTGGAATGCTAACCAAACTTTCCGTTCAGAACACATTACAAAATTTGTAGAAGCACACAAGGATACATTGACCAGTGTTCGTGCTCTAGGACAAGAGTTGGTTGACCTTGACACTCCGGCAGGACAGAAGCGTTTTAAAGAGATAAACAAGAATGCAATAGCTGGCGGTTATGAAGGTATCATGATTAAGGATCCGAATGCTCCTTATGAGTGTAAGCGAAGCGTATCTTGGCTCAAACTCAAACCCTTCATTGAAGTAAGCTTGGAGGTAAAAGATGTTGAAGAAGGCACAGGAAAAAACATTGGCAGGCTTGGAGCGGTTGTCTGTGAAGGCACCGACGATGGAAAGAAAATCCAAACTAATGTTGGGTCTGGTTTTACTGATGTTGATCGCGATAGCTTTTGGGGTTCACGGAGTAAAATTCTTGGACAATATATCGAAGTGCGAGCAGATGCTATCACACAGAACCAAGATGGGACTTTCTCCCTCCGCTTTCCTCGATTCCTACGATTCCGCGGATTCGAAGTTGGCGAGAAAATTTGAATTTGACTGCAAGTTTCCAGGATATGGAATGCCGCCAACCAAAGCAGAGCTAGAAGATGATTAAAGCTATCACGCCCAAAGATCCACACTTTGTCATCAATGATGGATTTATAGTTGCCAATCGTGCAGGCATTGAGATCAGTAACAGATGCCCAAAAAATTATATTAGTTTGATTCAGGAATGCATCAGCCACGGCTGGATTAACCCTGTGGCACATGTCACAGCAGAAGAATACATGGTCATGCAATTGAGCAATTAGGAGAAAGAAATGAAAGTAGTAAGCATTGATCCAAAAGAAAAAGAAAAACAAAAGATTAAAAATGACTTGCTAGAAGTGCTAGATGAGATGCGTACTCAAATTGAAGATGGCAACATTTTAGAATTTGTAGCGGTAAGTATCTGTGATGATGGTGAATGTCAAATACATGCCAAGGTAATAGACTTGCCAACAGGCATAGGCCTGTTTGAAATAGGCAAGCATATGATGATACAACAGGAGGCTTATTAAAATGGCTACAGAGAAGAAACTGGTAGAAGTTACCGACCAAGACACTTGGCCGTTCCCGCACCACCCAGCAGAAGAAGAAGAAGATATGAAAACAGAATTGGTATTGGTAGAATGTATCTCTACATTCCGTGAACGCTATGTTGTTGAAGTACCGCATGGCAAAAAAGAATGGGCCTTGGATACAGTTACTATGAATGAAACCGTTGAATTTTCACAAGAGCATCTTGGGGAAACAATTGTGTCACATCGTGTAATTGACGAAGCTGAATTCAATCGATTGCATGAAGAAGATAACGATTATCTAAAAAACTGGACCAGTGATCAGAGGAAAACGCTGATCACTCAAATTGAAAATAAGGAGAATACAAATGTTTAATAATGATGTTATAAATGATACAGGTTATATTACCTATCGTAGTGCCGAGGAAATCAATGACTCAATGATTCGAGTCTACAACTATATGGCCTTGGCAGTAGTCAACTCCATGTTGGTCAGCTATTTAATTAGCTCAAGTCCAGCACTGATGGCATTCCTATTCACTGGAGTAATGAAGTGGATTGTACTGCTGGCACCTATTGCGGCAATCTTTGCAATTGGATATTTCATCGATAAAGTATCTAAGTCTAGCGCACAACTACTGTTACATGGTTTTGCCGCACTGATGGGACTGAGCTTTGGATTTATTTTTGCAATATATTCACTGGGATCCATTGTAACAGCATTCATGGGTGCCGCAGTACTGTTTGGTTCAATGAGTCTGTACGGATACTTTACCAAGCGAAGTCTTGAGAGCATGGGCCAGTTTATGTTTATTGGCTTGATTGCCATCATCATTGCCAGCGTAGTCAATATCTTCATCGGCAGTACAGTGATGCAGATGGTGATCAGCGCATTAGCAATCATTGTGTTCTTGGGGTTGACTGCATACGACACACAAAGAATTCGAGAAGCTGTCAGTGTGATTCATGAAGGCAATGAAGAAGTAAAGGGTGCATTAACTTTGTACATGGACTTCATCAACATCTTCATTAATCTGTTGCAATTGTTTGGAGATAAGAAAGAGTAATATGGAAAATACAAAATTTATACCCAATGTGACCTTTGCATTTCGCGAAGGCGACGAGGCACCCGAAGGTGGTGGTTGCCCAATTGGTGGAGAGTTTGTTTTCAAAACAGCCAATGAGTTGTTTGGCGATAACCGAGTAATCATTTTTAGTCTTCCTGGTGCATTTACACCCACTTGTTCAACCTATCAGTTACCGGGCTTTGAAGAACAATACAACGACTTTAAAGCTCAAGGCATTGATGAGATTTATTGTGTCAGTGTCAACGATGCCTTTGTTATGAACGAGTGGGCTCGTAGCCTTGACATTAAAAATGTAAAAGTTATTCCAGATGGCGCCGGCAAATTTACCAGACTGATGGATATGTTGGTTGACATGAGTGACATTGGGTTTGGTTCACGCAGTCACCGCTATGCGGCTATTATAAGTAGTGGTAAGGTAGAACGGATGTTTAAAGAACCAGAATCATCCAAAGATGATGCAGACCCATACGGAGTATCTAGTCCTGAAAATGTTATGAAATACCTACAAGGAGAATAACATGGATGCAGTCAACCGAGCCGCGCAAGACGCCAGCAGAATCTATGATCAAATGCAACTTAAAAAAGCAGATCAACGGCATGAAGAGCTCAGGCTAGAAGCTCAGCGGGTCAAAGAAAACCAAGCAGAGAATGAACGCAAGCGGATTGAACTGAATCAACGGATGAATCGGCCAGGACAAAATGTAGACAAGATGGCATAAGGAATATTATGGAAACTGCTAAATCAATCTCTGAAAATTTAATTATGAGAGCCAAGAACTTGCAACAGTTTACCGTTTTCCGTGCCCTTAAAGGTTTTCCGTTTTCCGCAGGACATGTTCCGTTTAATATCCGTCATGTTGTAGGCTATCCGATGGAGTTTGATGTGCCGGCCCTAACACAACAAGAGGCCGAAGAGCGGGTTGATGCCTGGCTCAATGACATTGAGAATAATGATGAGTCCTAAAGTTGAAATACAATTTTATAAAGAAACGGTTGATGGATCTATGAAGATAGCCAGGACCGAATTGTGTGACAATGAGTTTGAAGCTGACGCAATTATAGAGTCAGAAGAAGGTCACTATGACAAAGTGTTAATAGTGGATCTCAGAGAGAAGAATTGACATGTTACTATTTGAGGCCGCATTACTAATGCTTTTCATCAAGCATTGGTTATGTGATTTTGTTTGGCAAACACAACCAATGATGAGAGACAAAGGCACCTATGGAGCCAAGTACGGAGTCTTACATTCTGTGTACCACGGACTTGGCACCTTTGCAGTATTTGCAGTATCGGGCATGGTGTTTGCATTGTTTTTAGCAATCATTGATTTTGTATTTCATTATCATATTGATTGGGCAAAAATGAAGTACGGCAACAAAGACAATGCCACTTCGCGATACTGGGCCGAGTTTGGTCTTGATCAACTGGCCCATAGTGCCACATATCTAATCATTGTTGCAATATTTGTAAGATCCGTATAATTGGTTACATCAATTCAAAAGGCCTTTAGTGGCCTTTTGTTTTTTATAAGTACTGTTAATGAATTTCTTTGACAAAATTTCCAAGCAGGTAAAAGAGCCACCCAAGAGAAAAAACTTTGGTTACACTGAGTATTTTCAAAAGGCAGAAAACATGCGAGACCACCTGGACAAAATTAGTCCAACCATGTGTCTGGCCAAATGGTTACAAGTCAGTATTAATCTGGCCAATGGTACCACACAGAGTTGTTATCATCCGCCACCGCATGCAATTCCTCTTCTAGAGCTCAAAGAAAATCACAGCGCATTACATAACACCAAGTTCAAAAAACAAGAACGAGAACTAATGTTAACTGGCAAACGGCCAGAAGGTTGTAGTTACTGCTGGCGGGTAGAAGACGCACCTGGTGGCGGCCCGCAAGGACATCTTAGTGATAGACATTACAAGTCCAGCGAAGCGTGGGCCGCACCTGACTTTCGCGATGTGGTGCTAAAGGATGTTGATTTTAACATTGTTCCAAGATATGTTGAAGTAAACTTCAATCAAGCTTGTAATTTTAAATGCATGTACTGTAGTCCTCACATCAGCACAGCATGGGAAGAAGAAATCAAAGAACATGGACCTTATAACTTTGACTTGCCAGGCTCGACCAAAGTTGATCATAACAATCTACGCAATTTAAAAGTTTCAGGATACATGCCGCTAGAAGTTGCTGTCAAGGACAATCCTTATGTGACAGCATTCTGGAAATGGTGGCCAGAGATTTATCGTACACTACGAGTATTTCGTATGACTGGCGGTGAACCCTTGATGGATAAGAACACCTTTAAGGTGCTGGATTATGTGAATGAGAATCCACATGGACAATTGGAACTAAGCATTACCAGCAACATGTGTCCTCCGGATCAAAAGTTATTTGACAAATTTATCAGCAAGGTGCAGGCCATCGAAGTCATACGCACTTATGAAGACACTGAAAACTTCAACAAATTCAGCAACAACTATTGGTATGTAGACAAAGGCTTTAAACACTTCTGGTTATATATTAGTCTAGATGGTGTAGGTCAGCAAGCAGAGTATATGCGTACTGGGCTAGATTATGAAAGGTTGATGTCTAATACTAGAAAGTTCCTAACTGAAACAAGATACACCACCGTAAGTTTTATCAACACCTTTAATATCCTATCAATTCCAAGTTTAAAAAGCTGGTTGCAAATGGTATTAGATTTACGAGTAGAATTTGGCGGAAAGAATCAAACTGAATTTGAAATTGCTCCTGAACCAACCGACCACGAAAAAGAACATGGCATTGAACACACCAAGTATTTCCAAAAGAAATTTCAAAGAATATTTTTAGACATACCGTTGCTAAAATATCCCAATTGGTTTGATCCACAAAATGCCACTCCAGTGCTAATTAGAACCATAGAAGATTGCTTGGAGTTCATGCGTAGCAATGCACAGCGAGAAGATTACAGAGAAACATTTGAAGGTTTTAAGCCACATGAGATCTTGAAACTTGAAAGAAATCTTGCTATAATTAAAGAAGGCAAAGATCCTGCTGTTGTTCAAACAAATAGACTACAATTTTATCAATACATAAATGAGTATGATAGACGCAGAGACACCACCTTCTTAGAAGTTTTTCCAGAGATGAACTCCTACTACAATGAATGTAAGTTACTACAAATGAGAATAGACGATGCCAAAAAAACATGATGAATCCTTTGCCGAATACAAAATTCGGATGGTTGACAGCACTAGCGACAGCTTCTGTGCGGCCAAATGGCTTAATGCCACAATTTGGTTGGGCAATGGACAAACAACCAGTTGCCACCATCCACTGGGGCATCAAATCAATGCGGCCGAACTCGAAGAAAATCCCAGCGCCATTCACAACACACCGCATAAGAAGCTGATGCGTAAGATGATGCAAGAGGGTACTCGCCCACAGGAATGTGAATACTGCTGGAAGATTGAGGACTTGGGCCGTAACAGCATCAGTGATCGTGTGTACAAAACTGCGGTATTCACGGACAAAGACATCATTGCGGCCGCCACCACGCATTGGCAACACGATACAATGTTAAAGACATTGGAAATTTCGTTTGACCGTACCTGTAACTTTTCTTGCAGTTATTGCAACCCCAGCTTCAGCACCAGTTGGGTCAAAGACATCAAGAAGTTTGGCCCGTATCGTAACATTGATGGAGATGCTCGTAGTCACTTTATCAATGCGGCTGACCATGCCATTCCAATTGCAGACGAAAGTAATCCTTACATCAAAGCGTTCTGGCGATGGTGGGACGAAGGGCTTGCTGACAACTTAGAAGAGATTCGCATCACTGGTGGCGAACCCTTGATGGCACCGGGTGTTTGGAAACTGATGCAATGGTTCAAAGACAATCAAGAGCGAGCAACCAACCGCGCCGATGGCGGTGTATTGCGTTATGCCATCAACAGTAACCTGGTGCCCAAGGATGACTTGATGGACAAGTTCATTGAACTGAGCAAGTTTGTTCCGCATCTTGAAGTTTATACCAGCAATGAAAGTGTGGGCGCACACAGCGAATACATTCGTGATGGTATGGTATACAGCAAGTGGAAAGATAATTTGCATCGCTTGCACACTGAAGGCAATATTAAAAAGACACACATGATGATGACCATCAATAGTCTATGTCTTGCCAGTATCACAGAATTTATGGATGAAATATTGCAATTCAAGCGTGAGCATAAGACTGTATATCCCACAATGAGTTTGAATATTCTGCGTTTTCCCAGCTTCCAAAGTTGCGCCATGTTGCCAACCAGCATTAGACAAAAGTATCGCGACAAACTACAAGCATGGTTGGATAATATAATTGCACAGGATGAAAGAGTACAAATGGGCACAGGACCACATGGTTGGCCTATTATGACTCCAATTGAGCGTGAACAAACACAACGGCTGATTGACTATCTTGATGTCATTAAGACGCCGCACAAGAATGTCAAGGACATGGGCCAACAGCACTTGGACTTTAAAAACTTCTACACACAATATGATGTGCGTAGAGGCAAGGATTTCCGCGCAACATTTCCGCAAGAGTTTGTGGACTGGTATGACAGCATTGATACACCAACACCTTCGAGAGAAGAAATCCTAAGTGGAACATACAGCGATGAAACTGGACATATTCCAGACCATCCGCCCGAAGATCCAAGCAAAGAAGAATTTTTCAACCCGGACTTACAATGAAACGAGTAATACCAATTTGGGAACCAGGTAAGCCAGCCAAGGATAATCCCAATCCTTACTTCTGTATGGCTCCATGGCGCCATACTTACATCAGTCCGCAAAGTGAGCGTAGACTATGTTGTGCCAGTAGAGAAGAGCACAGCTTCCAGAAGCAATACATTGACAGTAGCAATGACAAGGCCTACGGAGCAGTGACTGAAAGCAAGACATCATTGTCAGATTATCAGCCAGTCAGTTTAAAAGAACACTGGAACAGCGACTACATGAAAGATATTCGTGTCAAGCTGATGGCTGGTGAAGAAATTCCACAATGTGATGTGTGCAATCATAATTTACTAATGGAAGGCAGTTACAAGGGTTGGTTTACAGGTAATCTATTCCGCGAACAAATTCAAGCGGCGTTTGATGCAACAGATGAAACAGGCCATACCACAATGGAACCTGTCAGCTTTGACTATAGGTTCAGTAACCTATGTAATTTCAAATGCCGCATGTGTGGAGAACAATTGAGCAGTAGTTGGGAAGTTGAAAAGAAACAACATGACCTTTGGACACCCAAAGACCAACCCTTCATGGTTCCTGAAATAAAGTCTGCCATGCAAGACTTCCAAGCTCGTGTGGTAGAGCCCGAATTCAGAGATGCAGTACAGCGTGGCATCATTGAAGAAATGTATTGGGTAGGCGGTGAGCCATTGATGTATGATATACATTGGTGGACCTTAGAAGAAATGCTTCGTAATGGCAGTGCAAAAGATTGTTACATGCGCTACAACAGCAATCTAAGTCGTGTGGTATTTGGAAAAAAGAATCTGTTTGATTATCTGCCGCAATTCAAAGACTGGATGATGTGTGCCAGCATAGATGGCACAGGTGAAATTGTAGAATACATTCGTACAGGCATCAAGTGGAACGAATGGCTGGCCAACTTTAAAGAAGGTGTAAGCTTACCCGGCGGCCGAGAGCGCATGAAGTTGGACTTGACAATCACAGCACCAGGCATGTTTGCACTCAAAGATCTATTTGAACTAAGCTTGGAATTAGATGTTGAAATCATCACAAAGATTACATTTGCGTTCCATGCAGACATCATGTGGACACCAATGTCGTGGCCCAGACATATTTTAAATCGACACATTGAGGAACTTGTTGCTTACATGCGACCCTTGGCAGGACCAAAACAATGGAGTGTGATCAGCGCACTTGAGTCCATGCGTGATACCAGACAAACACATGAAGAAGCCTTTCCAGAAACTTACAAGTCTGCGGCCCGCAACGGAATGAATTGGGTCAAGCGGTTGGAAACAATCCGCAAAGACAAAACAACTATGGCCACAATCTATTCTGCAGATCCAGAACTGCTGGCATGGTGGAACAGTCTATGAAAGACACAAGATGCGTACTGCCTTGGATGCACCTGGCCAGCCATCCCAATGGCGGAGTCAGTCTATGCTGTCGTAGCAATCATACTGATGCAGTCAGTTGGGCAATGAAGCCGCGCACAACAGAATTGCAGACCTTTGATAATACCAACATCTTGACCATTGCCAACAGTGACAACTTTGTTCGTGTACGACAAGATATGATTGATGGCAAGGAACCCGTTGAATGCGAAGGTTGCTGGCAGGATGAAGCCGCAGGGCTGGTCAGCAAGCGCATGTACGAAAATGAACGCTGGGCACACATTGTACCAGAGCTGGAACAAACAGCGGTATTGACCAAACCAAACTATCGTTATGTTGAGCTAAGACTTGGCAATGTATGCAACAATGCCTGCGTAACCTGTAACAGTTTTAGCAGTAGCAAGTGGTACGGAGATGAAGTTAAGATTGCCAAGGACTTGCCTTGGTTTACATTGCGACCAATGGAAAACTTCAAGTGGCACGACCGTCCAGAGTTTTACCAAGAGCTGGCTGTATTGAGCAATGATGTGGAAGAGATATACATCAACGGTGGCGAGCCAACGCTGATCAAAGCACACTTTGGTTACCTTGAAAAGCTGATAGCCTCAGGGCAAGCACAACAGGTACACCTGGTGTACAGTCTTAACATGATGGATATTCCAGACAGGCTGGCTGACTTATGGAAACACTTTAAACGAGTCACTGTCAACTGTAGTGTTGACGACTATGGTGCTAGAAATTATTATATTCGTTGGCCCAGTGTATGGGTTGACACAGTCAACAGCATCAAGAAATTGGACGCAATTCACACAGTTGACTGGCATGTGACACAAACTGTCAGCATATTCAATGTGTTTAATCTAGACAAACTGGATGACTGGATGCTATATTCATTTGATAAAAATACAACGCATAACTATGTGTTGTATCCAGACTATCTAAGTTTACAGGCTGTTCCAACTGCACTTAAAGCACAATTGAAATCCAAGTACGAATACAAGTTTGATGATGCCAAGAGAAATGAATTGTATGCCAAACTTGACAGGCCTTGGATTCCTGAGTTGACGGTCAAAGCCAGAGAGTTTGTTACAGCGTTAGATAAGAGTCGTGAGTTAAACTATAAAACTTATGTGCCTGAACTGGAAAACATTATAAATGCAGATACCAATTAATATTGAACACAGCTTTTGTGCGGCCAAGTGGCTGATGGTCACCATGCACTTTGGCATGGGTGAGAATCACTCCTGCTACCATCCACCAATCCATCGTTGGGACTTGGCGGATGTAAACATAAACCCAGGTGCATTGCACAACAGCAAGCACAAGATCAAACAGCGAGAAATGATGCTGAATGGCATCAGGCCCAAAGAGTGCAGTTATTGTTGGGACATGGAAGACATTGATGCCACAGCAGTCAGTGACCGCAAGCGTTTTACCAATGAAACCTGGGCCATTGAACGCAGGCAAGAGATATTATCTGCGCCAGCAGACCGTCCTGTTGGACCAGCACACTTGGAAATTTCATTTGCCAACACCTGCAACTTTGCCTGTAGCTATTGCAGTCCCGGGCAAAGCTCAACATGGGAACATGAAATAAGCAAGTACGGTTCATATCCGATTGAAGATCCGACTGTGCATCGAGACAAGATGCACGACATGATACCCGAGGATAATAATCCTTACATTGATGCATTTTGGAAGTGGTTACCTGAAATATATTCAGGCCTGCGTTATCTACGCATCACTGGTGGCGAACCCTTGGCCACCCGTAACTTTATGAAGCTGTTGGATTATGTGGCAGAGAATCATAATCCTGAGCTGACATTGGTTGTCAACACCAACCTGTGTGTGCCAGAAAAGAACTTGGATCTATTCTTTACCAAGGCAACAGCATTGCTTGAAGCAAAGACTATTAAGGGTCTCGAAGTTTACACCAGCATGGACACATGGGGACCACAAGCAGAATACATTCGTGATGGACTTGACATTGTCAAGTGGGAAGCAACAGTACGCAAGGTCAGCACAACATTTGGAGTGCCTATTAGGGTGATGGTTACATTTGGCTTGATGAGTGTGTTTAACTTCAATGTCTTTGTGCAAAAAGTCATTGACATGCGAGCCGACGGTATCGACATCATGTTCAATTGCTGTCGTCTGGTTGATCCCAAGCAGTTTGACCTACGCATCTTGCCAGACAGTTGCGATCAATACTTTGATGCTGTCAATGACTTTGTGCTGACCAATCCCACTGTCAGCATTGAAAGAGAAACATGGGAAATGGTCTATCAGTTCTGGAAGTCTAGACACACCGTAATGAATGTGATTGAGCAGGCACATCGCCGAGATCAGTTTGCTCGATTCACAGCAGAATATGACAAGCGTAGACGTCTTAACTTTGCAGAAACATTTCCGGAATTAGCAGGATGGATTTGATCCGTGTTAACAGAACAAAATAAAGCAACATGGTGTATCACTGCCAACACAGGTCTGGCAATTCATCCAAACGGAAGTGCAACCTTGTGTTGTAAATTTGATGACGGAAGTGGATGGGCAAATACTTTAAATGTTAAAAATAACACCATTGACGAATGCTCCAGCAATACAAGATTTGTCCAAGCAAGAACTGCACTGAACACAGGGCAACGACATCCTGGTTGCAAACTATGCTTTGATGATGAAGACAGTGGTGTTAAGAGCAAAAGACAAAGTGACAATGAACGGCTGACAACGCACATTGATTCAATCTCTACTGATCTAGGAGTATTGGAATTATATCTAGGTAATACTTGCAATTTAAAGTGTAGAACATGTGGGCCGTATTCCAGTAGCCAATGGGTGGATGAGTTTTATACAGTATACAAAGACACACTACCATATGCATTCGACAACGAAGTTAAAAAGTTTGGAATTTGGATCAATGAATCTCGATCATGGCATAACAATTCCAGCAGATTCTGGCCGGATTTGTACCAGCACTTGGATACCATTCGTGTTATTTCAGTGTACGGTGGCGAACCTTGGCTCAGTAAAGAAATGTGGGCCATGCTAGAAACATGCATTGAAAAGGGAGTAGCAGGAAATATTGTACTACACTTCAACACCAATGGCACACAATATCCAGAAGAAAAAATTAAACTGTTTGAACATTTTAAACAAGTAGACATACAATACAGCATTGACGGAATAGGCTCACAATTTAATTACATGCGCCATCCAGCAGATTGGGACCAAGTGTATGATAACTATCTGCGATTGTTCAATTTAAAATTAAAAAATGTATCTCTTTCTTGGGGCATTACCGTCAGCATATTGAACTTTTTAAACATAAATGATATTATTAACAAGGCCAATGAAACTTCAATACTTTGCTACTTTGTTCAAGTAACTCGTCCTGAATGGTATAACATTGAAATTGTACCAGACAATGTAAGGTCTGCATTTATTCGCAGTATCAATGGCAATAAAGATTTGGCCTTCTTTGCAGATAGACTGGGTGCAAGTGCCCACAATCCAACATTGTGGAATAAGTTTGTAAAATATACCAAACAACACGACATAATCAGAGGGGAAAGTTTTGAAAAGACCTTTCCAGAATTGGCAAAATGGATTTAACACCTTTTAAAAACTGTCTGGCTCATCGGCATGGCCTGTACATATCAAATGAACCCAAGCCATACATGCCTTGCTGTTGGTTCAAGCCCGGTGTCGGCGCCACCACCTACAGCGAATATCAAAGTAAATTGAGTGAAATTGATATTGCCACCGGCTGTCGACATTGTATTGATCAAGAAAGTGCAGGCGCAACATGGAGCCATCGACAGTTGTTTAAAGATGTAAATGAGCTGGTCATTGGTGTATGCTTTGACAATCTCTGCAATATCAAATGTATCAGTTGTAATCCCTATTACAGTAGCCAGCACATAAGTGAGTGGGAAAAGTTGGACAAGTTCAATGCTCGCGGGCTCACCAAGAAGTACTTTACCACCATGATAGACCAGGGCAGTGACAAGCTTGCAATGATCGAAGATACTATATCTAACTCAAGCTTTAATAAGTTACGCCTGGAAATTTTTGGTGGCGAACCATTGATCAATCCAGTGGTTTTGAAATTTATCAAATGGTTGGCCGCTGGCGATCATGCCAGCGTTACCGAGCTGGTTATAACAACAAATGGTACTACTTCACTAAAAGTAATTGAATCCGAATTAAAAAACTTCAAGCGAGTATTGATTCAATTCAGTGTAGATGGAGTTGACGAGGTATTTGATTCACTGCGTTACGGCGCCTCATTTGACAAAATGAAAGTCAATGTTGATTACTTTCGAGAGTTGACACAGTTGCACGACAATCTAAATTACGGGTTTAATTTCACTTTGTCTTGGCTAAATGCTGACTCATTTTTGCCTTATTACAATTGGTTGCTGTTAAATTATATTGATACAGATAGTTTGCATTTGACAAAACTTGATAGACCAGAGCATTATGCAGTTGATTTGCTTCCATGCTCCATGCGAGACAGCCTGGTGGCATTGTTACCACAGTCTGCACCCAACCATCAGTTTCAACGGCTTCTGGATCTATATAAAGAGTCTTTACAATTCACAACCAATATTGACACAGCCCTTTTGAGTAAAGGTATCAATGAATTAAAAAAGCTAGTGACTGTTCGCAACCATAATGAACATATACAAAGATTGATTGACGACTACCAGTCCATGCCTGCTGAATAAATATCATTATGAACACTGAATTTAAACCGCTAGAGTTAGCAAAGAAAAGTAGAACTTTTTGCATCCTTCCATGGATTCACCAATATGTTGGGCCACCCGGAGACGTCAAGCCTTGCTGTGTATACGAACACAAAGAACAAATAGGCAGTCTTAAACAAAATACACTGGAAGAAATTTGGAACAATGACGCCACTCGAGCCATGCGTTTAAAGTTTCTAAACGGAGAAGAAGACCCCAACTGTGGCCGTTGCAACAGTAGGGTTGAATTAGAAGCAGAGTTCAAGAACAAATTTAACGATGACTTCTTTAAGAATAATCAAGCTGTCCACTCAATTGTGGCCGCAACCAATCCTGATGGTAGCCTAGATGAACACAAGTTGATCTACATGGATGTTCGCTTTAATAACCTATGCAACCTGGCCTGTCGCAGTTGCGGCCCGCACTTTAGCACCAGTTGGATTGTGGATAGTCGCAAGCTGTACAATAAAAAAGTAAAAGAAGACATCAATGATGAACTACAGTTTCCTGGGCAAACAGAAGAACAAGCATTAGAGGAAATGATGCCACACCTGCCCACAATGAAAAGCGTTTACTTTGCTGGTGGCGAACCTTTGATGCAAAAAGAACACTACGAAGTTTTAAACAAACTGGTAGAACTTGGCAATACCACATGCGAAGTCAGGTATAATACAAACTTTAGTAAACTGACATTGGGCAAGCATGATGTTGTTGAATATTGGAAGAACTTTAAAAATATAAATGTCAATGCCAGCTTGGACGGAAGTCATGCCAAGGGCGAATATTGGCGTCATGGACTTGTGTGGAAGGATGTAATAGCAAATAGATTGCGTATGCGAGCTGAATCTCCACATGTTAAATTCAACATTGGCTTCACACTCAGCTGGCCCAATGCTCACAACCTAATTGAATTCCACAGAGAATGGGTAGAACTTGGTTATATTCATCCAGACAACATCTTATTAAATGTCTTAGATGGGCCAAGCTATTACTCATTGAAAAATATTCCAGACTGGAAGAAGCATCAAATTGAAAAGCTTTTTAGAGAACACATGGCTTGGCTACAGGAACGAGGATGCAATAAACAAACTCTGTTTATGTACGAAACAGCCATTGGGTTCATGTGGCAAGTACGCTCACTTGAAACTTATAAGATCACCAGCTTGCATGACAGTTTGAAGAACTTTAGTCGCATTACCAAGAAGCTGGATACAATTCGCGGAGAAGACTTCTGGATCACATTCCCAGAGCATGCTGATATTCGAGACTACATGACCCAACATGATCTACACGACGAATTTGATTACTAATGAATGAGCAAAAACTGTTTAAAATTCGTCAGGCAACAAGTCCAACATTTTGTTTGGCCAAGTTTCACGAAGCAAGCATTTGGGTGTACTCGGGCAAGATAGCCAGCTGTCATTATACGCCATTCCTGCAGGTTGGCACCACTGTTGACACATTCTACAATCCCCCAGACAAGCGCAGTCACCAACAAAGCATGCTGGCTGGCGAACAACCACCTGCTTGCAACAGTTGCTGGCATTTTGAGAATCTTGGCTTGACCAGTGATCGTACTCGCAAAAGCCTGGCATTTACGGATCATTTGACAGCAGAGGAATATTTTGATCCTGCTTACAACTTTAAACCAAAAGCATTGGAGTTGGCATTTCAAAACACCTGCAACCTGGCCTGTAGCTATTGTAGTCCACAGTTCAGCACCAGCTGGATCAATGACATTCGAACTCGCGGTGTATACACTGGAATCATCACAGACGACCGCAAGCACTATCAAAAGGATCTGAACGAACTGGATGAAATGATCGCACCCCCAGATATGACATTGTTCTGGCAGTGGTTTGAAACAGTTGCTCCAGGACTAGAAAGTATTCGTGTCAGTGGTGGCGAACCACTCATGCACGAAGAAGTATTCAAACTGTTTGACCGGATGATAGAGATCAATCCCAATGTTGAATGTGTAATACACACTAACCTTTGCCAAAAGCCCGTGGTAATTGAACGATTCTTAGAAAAAGCCAAACGATTAAACAACCTGCGTGTCAATGTCAGCAATGAAAGCGCAGGCGCAGTGGCTGAGTTTATTCGTGAAGGCATGGTCTACGATGAATGGTTGCATAACATGGAATTATTATGTAATAGCAATGTCAGTGTGGCCACAGTCAGCACAACCTGTAGCGCAATTAGCCTGCAAGCCTTGGATAAAATGTATATTGACATCATTGCCATGCGCGAGCGCACTCGTATTAAACCAGCCGTCACTATTAATATGGTAGACAAACCAGACTTCCAGGGCTTTGGTTGTCTAAGCAGAGCAGACAGAGACTTTTATATCAAAAAATACACGGCTTTCTATGCCAGTATTCAAAATGATTTACTTCCATTTGAAGTAGAGTACACTGAGCGACTGATTAAAATGTTAGATGCAGGTTTAATCAAAGATAATCAACCAGCTCTGCGGCAAGACAGTGATGTATTCTTTGAGCAATACACACAGCGCAGAAATAAACCTGTTAATTTTGCACAATTTATAGGATTGGTCTAATGCTGGTATACAATTATACAACTCTGGACAATGAACAACAGCAAGTTCAAGTTGAATTATTAGATAATAAATTTGTAAATGAATGGCGACAATACCTGACTCGTACTGCCGCTAGATTGCCAGCCATATTATGGAACTTCAGCAGTCATGGTATGTCCAAGCAGTATCAAGCAGATCCATTGCCGCCTCTGAATCAATTGCACAACAGCTTTGTATTTTTACAACAGCATCTTGGGTTGAATTTTAATAAAGAAATTGCAGACCTATCACTGTTATTAAACGACCCTTACAAGCTGACGCAAGTGCAACTCAACACTTGGCACCGCCATTTTACCACTGTGGCCACCGAATACTACAGTGGCAAAATAGCAATGCCCAATGGGGTCAGTGTTGATCAACTGTTTCATTCAATTCACGCCATCAATCAAAATGTACATGACCTGGAGTTTGTCACATACCCGGCGCTGAGCCGCCGGGCCGCCTTTGACAATCGGTTGCAATACAGCGCATTTTGTGCAGATGCTCGAGCATTAGAAGGCAGTAATGCATTATGGGTCAGTGGCCATGCAGAAGGTATCACTGACTCATTTGACCCGGTCACTGAAGAATATCATTATGATGTATGGATCAATGAAGACATACAGGGCAAAGATCACATGAAGGCCTGGCTAGACGAAGACAACCTATTGGAAACGGATGTGTGGGGCAACAGCTTTATGACTCCAAATGTCATGTTTGATCCTCACATGATATATGCCAGCATAATTGACAATCCAGAGTTCATGGCTGATTATCAAGCCAGTGACAAGAAACTGAATCGCTGGCCCTTGGGCAAGATAGTTAACACAGTCAATTGGTCAAGTTTAATGAAAAGCACAATTAGTTCTATCGTATTAGATAATGTTACATTATGGAAAGTTCAATGAAAAAAATAGCATTTGGGTTATATGATCAACTTGGACACAAGTCAAAAGAATACAGAGATCATGTTCGTGCAATTACTCTGTTTGATATTAAAGTGTCAAAAGTTAGAATTGATAAAAATGACAAGAATTTGTTTGAAAGTGACAGCATTGATATCCTATTAAATCAAGCATATGATCTAGGTTATAACTATATCTATGTCATGAGCATTGGATATATCACCAGTGACCATAGTTTACTGTACGAAATTCATGACTTTGCTGAAAGTAATCAGTATGGTTTAGTGGCACATATATTAGAAGATAAGAATTATGATAAAAATGCATGGTTTAAAAATCAAGGTGCATGGTTTCAAATTCATCCGCAGAGCTTTTATTTGAATTTAGATGTTTGGGCTCGGATTGGAAAGCCCAAATTCGGCAACAATGAGCATGTAAAAGATCTAAAACTTCCAGATTATAATCGTAGTGTAGAAAATATTCACGACGATTACACTCCACTGTGGTTAATGCCAACGGGGCCTCGTACCGACAAGGTGCCATCCAATGAGCAAACTTATACAGGTGCAGTCAAACAAGGATGGAATTTAATTGCAACCTTGTTGTCAAACAATGTGGCCATTGCGAATTTCTCGGAAAGTGCCCGTAGAAAGAAATCATACCTGTACCCTGAAATCGACGATGACAGATTTCAGCGAATTTTGGACGGCGAAACTGGCCTAACAGTTGAACCAACTGGTCCAACATACGCACAACATCAATATCTTAAAGAGACAGACTTTAGTCGAGTTCCCAACGCTGTTTTTGTGTTCAACAATGACAGTATGAGCTTAGAACAGATAGGTTTTTATCCAACAATGAAATTGAATACACTATATGCAGTGGCCGCTGGATTTAAACCTTTTCAATTGTTGACTCAAGTCGACTCAACTGCTTCGAGGGTTGTATACATTGATTATAGTCAGCAAGCACTGGATTTTAGAAAATGGCTAGTTGAAAACTGGGACGGAGAAGATTATATCAAGGCCATTGCAGACTATAATCAACTGGTTCCAGAATTTGACCCAATTTGGATGCCTGGTCGTCAACAACAATATCCACAGGAATGGGCAAATACACTTGATTTATTTGGTGGCCAACAACAATGGTTAAAGTTCTGGAACAAGTACAAGGCACTGGAGCATGCGTATTTAAAAATAAATCTGTTGAGTGATTATGAATCCTTATTATGTGATATGCAATCACACCAAGGGAATAATATGATATGGATCAGTAATAGTTTTTATACGCCGGCTACAGTTAGGAATTTTCCACCTGGTGAATTAAAAGCATATTGGGACGAGTTTCTAAAATCTGTAGTTGACAACAATGTTTGTGTACAAATGGTTGGGAATGATCACACTGGTGGATATCAAACACAGCTACATGGTAAAATACAATATGAATGAACAGGTTGTTGAATTTTTTGCCGGCACGCCCTGGACTTTTAATTTTAAAGAACAGGCAGTTCCTGAATTGGAATCCGACAGAGAACTGGTACAGTGGCTGGTACACAAAAGTGGCTGGCCATACCTGCCATTAGAATTGCCTGGTGCCCCTTATGCAGACATGCTGGCAGAAGCACTGGCATTAGAGGACTTGTTTATTGCACATAGAAGTTATGGCAGTCCAGGCTGGCGAAGCATTTGTTTACACGGCGAAGCTTGGAATAAAACAGACTACTACACCGCCTATCCTGAAAATGCAGGTCGGACAGCCAATGACATTGTGTATAAATGGACAGAAATTGCAGAACGCTGTCCGGTCACTACGCAATACTTTAGAGACGAATTTCCAAACCATAATTATCAGCGACTGCGATACATGTGGCTGGATCCGCAGGGCTACATTGAACCACATCAAGATAGAACAGAACATTTCTTATCTCCAATCAATGTGGCATTAAACAATCCTGACGGTTGTGTTTTTAGAATGAAAGATTGCGGCGATGTTCCTTTTAAAAATTCAGGTAATGCTTGCCTGGTTGACATTGGTAACATACATAGTGTATGGAACAACAGCACAGAGCCCAGGATACACATGATATCGCATGGCACACCCTCTGCTACATTTGATAAAATAGTAGCAGACAGCCTGAGAGCCGCACTTAAATGATATATGACCTAACAAAGATACGCAGAGTGCAGATAGAATTATCCAGCAGATGCAATGCCAGCTGTCCTGCATGCAGTCGCAACTACAGCGGCGGCATGGTAGTGACTGATTTTGAACAGGTTGATCTAAGTACCAACGACATGCGGGCATTTTTTACCCCAGAAATAATTAAAAATATAGAACACATAAACTATTGTGGCAACTTGGGTGATCCAGGACTGGTTAAAGATTTGCCCGACACCTTGTTATACTTTAAAGTTTATGGCAGTAAAAATTTAAAGCAGGTGGTGCGAACCAATGGTGGCATGCGCGGCCCCGAGCATTGGGCCAAGATTGCCAGACTATTGCCCAAGCCCAATTTCAAGCCAGACTTTCCATTCTCCAAAAGCGGAGTAGTGTTTGGAGTCGACGGCTTAGAAGATACCAATCACATTTATCGACGCGGCGTTGTTTGGAACAAGGTCTGGGACAATATGAAAGCATACAGCGAGGCCGGCGGGTATGGCATTTGGGAATATTTGATTTTTGATCACAATAAACATCAAGTTGATGAAGCTCGAGCCCTGGCTGAATCGTTGGGATTTACTTTTATTCTTAAAACTCCGCTGGGATTTGGAGAGCAAGAGGGCATAAAACGATCATTGAATGTGCATGACAAAGACGGCAACTTTGAATATGCAATTTGGCCCCATGACCATGTGGGAGAACGAGTTGTTCCAAAGCACAGCAAGGAATATAAAATTTCAATCGACAGTTTCAGCAATCATATTCCTATTCTTTCAAAATATAGCAGTACACTTGGTAAAGAATCAGTGATTAAATGTAAATCATTTGAATATACAGAACATCAGGAAATTTTTATATCAGCCAGTGGGCATCTGTTGCCCTGCTGTTATTTAGGCGGCGCCTTTGGACAACGAAATACCAGCTATGCAAGATATCAATTCAATGACAAAATTGATAAAACAGGATTAGATGAATTTGACCTTAGAAAACACAGCTTGGTTGACATACTGTCTGGCCCTAAATTCAACAACTTCTTTGATGATGCTTGGAATAAAGATTCTGTGGAAAATGGTAAAATGTTATTTTGTGCCGAAGTGTGCGGGGAAAAGAGTTCTCATGATAAAATATACGAAAAAGGAATAACAAGCGGCCCAAAAGTATAAATATAGCTTTAAAGAACTCTATCAATGAAAAAAATTGTTATATCAGCATTGTTTCTTTGCTCTACATTAAGCCATGCTTGGGAGCAGAGACCACCATTGCCACTGTCAGCATGTGCAGTACATGCACCTTATGGATTCCCACAGACCGCAGGCGTGCAAACCATTTGCCGTCAAGCATATTTGGTAGGGTATGACGCCGCCGCCAAATTACCTCGGTATGTCACATACGAACTTTTGCCAAACAATGCATTGGGTTGCATAGCAAGAACAAATGCATTTGTACAAGATCAAAGCATAAAAAATGGGCCACACCCAGACGACTATGCGGCCACCGGCTACGATAAAGGGCATATGAGCCCAGACGGCGATCTGTCATGGGATCAGCAAGTTGAGTATGAATCATTTCTAATGACCAATATGACACCACAAGCTGGTAGCTTGAATCGTGGCATTTGGAAGCTGTTGGAAACCAGCATTCGAGGCTGGGCGGTACAATTAAAACAGCCATATACAATTTATGTTGGTGGCGTATACAATGCCCAAGACAAGCGCATTGGCAAAGGCGTTGTGGTTCCAAATGGTTATTACAAAATTGTTATTAATAATCAAACTAAACAAATAGCAGGATGGGCATTTCCCCATGTTGCACCTTACCCTAACTTGGGCAACGATCTAACTAAATATCGTATGCCAATTGCACAGATAATGCAAACGGCAGGGGTAAATTTTTCTTTCCCAAAAGGGGCAGTCGAACTTGCACCTGGACAAGAATGGCCGGTTGATTTTGGTATGTTAACCAATGCAAAACGGGCAAAATGTGGCGCAAGCGCATCATCTAAATAAGGATTAATAAAATGTCAAAATGGACCAAAAACGGTGTAGCAACAACTTATGAAGCGTTGCTTGCTACATTCCTAGTGTACGAGGCAAACCTGCCAGAAGACGACAGAGAAAAATGCAGAGCCGCCAAAGATGCTGTGATGGCAGTTGAAGGTGATGGCAAAACAATCATGGCAGACTCCAATCCAGCTAAACAAGTTTGGCTAATGTATTTTGGCAGTTGGATGGACGCCAATGGCGTTGCTCATGATCAAACACAATAATTAAATTTTTTAATCTAAAAGAAATGGGCTTCGGCCCGTTCTTTTTGACCAATAATCGGGCAATAACACACTACTTAATTGGTAATATAATTATCAAAACGGAAGAATCGCCACATACGGTATCGCTAGACAGGGCACATTGGTAGCCCTGTTTTCTTGACTTGTTATAAGTATTTTGCTACAATAACATGATGAAAGTAATTAATGTCATTGCAGGCCCAGGTGCAGGTAAAAGCACTCTAGCGTCAGGACTTTATCATGAAGCCAAACGCCGAGGGTGGAATGTAGAATTGGTAACGGAAGTTGCCAAGGACCTAGTTTGGGAAGGCCGCACAGTTGCGCTTAGTAATCAAGCGTATGTGTTTGGTAGGCAGATTCAACGCCTACATAGACTTAGTGGACATGTCGATTATGTAATAACCGATAGTCCAGTGTTATTGAGTGCTATCTATGCTCCGGAGGATTACCCCAAAGAGTGGGAGCAGGTAGTAGTAGAACTCTGGAAGCGTTACAACAATGTTGTGGCTTTTCTAGGGCGCGGCCCGTGGTTCGATGATCATGGCCGTGTGCATAGTCTCCAGCAGAGTTTGGAGATCGATCGACGGATTGCGGTGCTCTTGGCCAAGCATGATATAACCTACACCCAGGTTGATCATGGATACCAGAGCCCAGGTGAAGTCTTAGATGCTATTTTAGCGTCAAAGGCCTGACTGGAGGTAATCCGAATGAAAGGAGGTGTAAAATGCACATGAACCATAAATTTTTATTGGGCATGTCTAAGCAAAGGATAGAATCTTTGCTAGTTAAGGTGACGCTGTCACTTTTAATTATATTTGTAATTTTTGCAACTGCGATGGCTCAGCCATCGCAAGCGCAGAGTCGGGCATACACAAACAGTATGACGTCAATCACTGACTGGGTATCTGGTCAGCTTCATGGTTATGAAAATGAAACCTGGGAACACAAGGTTCGCAGGCTAATGAATTCACAACTTGAAGAGGTGGGTGGTATTCGTAAAGCAATCAATGACAAACAAGTGCGTTGCCTTGCGGAAAACATCTATTATGAAAGTAGAGGAGAGTCATTGGAAGGACAGATTGCAGTTGCCAAGGTAACACTCAATCGTCTAGATGAAGGCTATGCCCGCACAGTATGTGGAGTAGTCAAACAGCGCAATCCCAACGGATGTCAATTTGAATGGGTATGTACTGGGCCAGCATCAAACCCAGCTGGATCTCTCTGGACACAGGCAATAGGTATTGCCGCATTGGTGATTCATTCGCCAACGGCGGTGGAGGATCCGACCAACGGAGCCACCCACTTCCATGCTACATACATTAACTGGCAACCAGGTTGGAAACGAGTCAAAGATTCAGTCCAACACATTGGCAACCATGTTTTTTATAGAACTAAACCAAAAGAGGAAAAATGAGAAAATTATACTCAGCTAGATTATTAGAAGTACGGGGTACTGACACCCTAGAAGTAGAACTAGATCTAGGTTTCAATGTGTACACACGCCAAAAGATTAGATTGTTTGGCGTATCGTCGTGCGGCAAAGATAGCGATGTACGCATTGTGTTGACAGAGCTTTGCAAGGATGGACTCATCGTAGAACCCATCATTACCAAAAGAGCCAAACTGGGCCGTGTGCTTGGTTGGGCATACATTGCAAACGAAACTGGCGAACCTACATTAAATATCAACGAGGCACTAGTGGAGCAAAACTTGGCCACCAGTTTCCAAGCCCCGGAAGAAGAGGAAGATGATTAATGTACGAACCAGGACTAACTGCCAGAAAAATAGCAGAGTTTGACACTGCTATATTTGACAAGTATCGTCAATGGGAACTGACATTTGACTGGGATCCATCAGAAGATCCCAACAGATACATTCGCACTGATGGTACTCATATGATATATTTGCCCATTTACAACCAACGCAATAAGCAAAGCCGTCGCAAACTGCAGGACGAAAACAGCTTTGCCAGTCTGACCACAAAATACACAGATGAAATTAATACATTATGGAATGACATATTAAAACCGCAATGCGAATACCTGGCCAACATCACCGGTATCGCTGATCCTTTCATTGTGCAAGCTGACATTGCACGAATGAAACCAGAGTCAGGTAACACGTCACTGCACACAGATACCAGGTACAATCAACGGTACTCGAGAAGATACAATATTGCAATCAGTACCAATGACGATTGTTGGCTGTACTACCAATCGTATGATTTAACAATTGGTGGCACTCGAAATCACATCAGTGAAGGGGAAGTTTGGGAACTGAATAACAAAATAGTTCACGGTGCCGTAAACTATGGCAACACATGGAGAACGCACTTGATCATTGATATAATGCCTAAGAACTATTTTGCTCGTATGTGTAGCCTTTATGATCCGTATGCCAGAGTTCCAAATCCACAAGATAAAAATACAACCTATGATTATGACATCAACGGTAATTTAATACACGAGCCTTTATTCAAAGACTTACCACATTGCTTTCCAGCAAGGACACACTCATTATGAACAAGACAATCACATTTGCAGACAAACTAACTGCATGGTTTGCATTATTAAGCGGGTTAAGTATTTCCGCAGTGGCAGTATGGTACTCAGTGGCAGGACTGGTTGCAATCTTTGCGGCCAGTGTTATTCCTATTATTGTCATGGGCGTGGTACTTGAAGTAGGTAAGCTGGTTGCAACCGTTTGGTTAAAACAAAATTGGGCCATTGCTCCTAAGTTGATTCGACTGTATCTGTTTATTGCAGTAGTAATCCTAATGCTGATTACCAGCATGGGCATCTTTGGTTACCTTAGCAAGGCACACTTGGACCAAGCAGTACCAACAGGCAATGTTGTTGCACAGGTTGCAATTTTTGATGAGAAAATTAAAACTGCCAAAGAAAACATTGATTCTGGGCGCAAGGCGCTCAAACAAATGGACGCTACCATTGATGAAACCATTGCCCGTAGCAAAGGTGAGCAAGGTGCAATAAATGCAAATGCCATGCGTACTCGACAGGCCAAAGAAAGAACGCAGATTCAATCAGACATTGCCCGGGCCCAGGTTGAAATTGCCAAGCTCAACGAACAACGGGCACCAGTTGCGGCAGAGTTGCGTAAGGTTGAAGCTGAGGTAGGACCCATCAAATACATTGCCGCTTTGCTGTACGACGACAACCCAGACGCCAATACATTAGAAAAAGCAGTTCGCTGGGTTATTATTTTAATAGTTGTAATCTTTGATCCTTTGGCTGTTGTGCTGTTGTTGGCAAGTCAGTACAGTTTTGCTTGGTTCCGCAGACAAGAAGAGCAAGAACAATCCGCAGTCATTGCAGTACCTGTTGTAGAATCTGTTGTGCCGGAAAAGAAGGAACCAACCATAACAATGTTAGACTCCGGTGAAACAGCAAATATACCAGAAGATGTTGTCACTGCATATCCTGCCAACGAACAAGACATTGCTGAATTTGCAACGGCCAAGGAAGAAGCCAAGGAAAAAGTTTGGGATCAACCGGTAGAGAAAACTGATAGCTATCCACCGTTTGAAGGCATTAAGAATCTCGACAGTGGCGTCTGGGAACAAACGGGCCCGGCATTTGAAGAACCCAAAGCAGTGACACCTGTGATGGAAGCGCCTCCGGGCACACCTGGCGAAGTATGGGACACTCCTTTAAAAGAAAGTTCCGAGCAACAGCCAGAAGATAATTTGGATAAAATATATAAGGCCAGTACTGAAAAGCTGGCCAAAGAGCATCGCACCAAGGGTTGGTTTCAAGCAACATTTCCCAAGCGCGATGACAAATAACAAAGGTTTATCTTGAACGATTCAAATGTGTATGTTGTCAGTCCCCCAACATTGTATATGCCCGGCGGCGGACTTGCCTTTTGTCTTATTAGTAATGATAAGACCTGGCAAGACTCAATCATTGAGCTATTAGAAAAAGGAATCCAGGATAATCAGTTGACTTTTTATGTCAATGATTCAGTGAGTGTGGATCCTAAAACATGGGTTTGGTATTGGCACATTGCCAACAATTGTAGCATGATCATATGTGAACTGGCACATGCCACAGAGCAAGAAGTCAGGATGGCCTTGGCCATGTGTAAAGAAAACATGCCAGTTATATTCTATGTCAAGCCAGGCAATGATGAATTTATTGCTTTGTTAAATGCCATTGATATTCCTTGGGTTGAAGACCATGATGAACTGATAAAAATTATGGAGTCGGCTTTTGGCGGATAAATCACCAACATTAAACTGTAGCTTCTGTAATAAACACAGAGATGCTGTCAAGGCATTGATTGCAGGAGACAAGGCATATATTTGTAATGAATGTATTCACCTGTGTCTTGAAGCAATGAGTGAAGAAGTCAAAGAAGAAAAGTCTGAGTTTGACGATGCTACCACTCCAAGAGATATTAAAAACTATTTAGATAGGTATGTGATTGGACAACATGAAGCCAAGCGTCAGCTGAGTGTGGCAGTACGCAATCACTACAAACGACTGAGTCAAGGTGATACCGACCTTATTAAGAAAAGCAATGTGCTGTTGATAGGTCCCACTGGTAGTGGCAAGACTTTATTGGCCAAGAAGTTGGCAGAACGGATCAATGTACCATTTGCGATTGCAGATGCCACCACATTGACCGAAAGTGGATATGTTGGTGATGATGTAGAAAATGTTATTCATCGACTTTTACAAAACGCAGGCGGCGATATCAAACGAGCCGAGCAAGGTATTATCTACATTGATGAAATAGATAAGAAAGGTCGTAAGAGTGAAAGTGCAAGTATCACTCGCGATGTGTCAGGCGAAGGTGTTCAACAAGCTCTGCTCAAGCTGATTGAAGGTACCGAATGTCGTGTGCCTGTGGGCGGTGGCCGCAAACATCCCGGGCATGACGCAAATGTAATCAACACAAAAAACATTCTGTTTATATTGGGTGGATCCTTTGTTGGTCTTGATGAACAGGTCAAGAAAAGAATAACTGGTGGCACCAAGATTGGCTTTGGTGCCAGCATGGACAAAGCAGAAGCTGACACTGGTCATTGGTTACATTCAGTGGAGCCTGAAGACTTTGTCAAGTTTGGAATGATTCCAGAATTTATGGGTCGTGTACCAATTGTTGCCAGCCTGGACCCATTAGGCATTGACGAGTTGGTAAAAATTATGTCCGAGCCCGAAGACAGCATTGAACGAGAATACAAGTCCATTTTTATGATGGATTCAGTAGAGTTAGAATTTACTCCAGAATCCAAAAGTGCCATTGCTAATTTGTGCGTTACTAAGAAAACTGGTGCCCGTGGCTTACGCAGTATAATTGAGCAAATTCTGCTAGATATACAGTTTAATCTACCTGAATTGGCTCTAGAAGGATTAAGTAAAGTTATAATTACTGAACAAAGTGTGGTGGACCACACTCCTGTTAAAATATACAAAAATTTAGAAATAGTAGCATAAAAGGACATGATGAGTAGAGACGCACCAAAAAGAGAATCGCAATTTAATGGATCAATAGTTTACATCAACGACGGCAATGTTGAAAAAGCTCTCCGTAAATTTAAAAAGAAAATCCAAGACAGCGGCAAGTTAGAAGAAGTAAAAGCCCGCATGGAATATGTCAAGCCCAACATTGTTAAAACACAGACAAAAAATAAGGCTCGACGCAGACACCTAAAACAAGTTGAAGCAGATGAATTAGCAGGACGCAGGCCAGCCAAAGACGGTGGCAGAAAACGGCTATATTAAACTTGACTTCGTTTTAGAACATAAGTATAATTGTGTTATGCTAGTGCCAAGAGGGCTGGCAACGCACCGTGAGGCTCATGAAGAGCTCACAATGTTTAGACTCGCTATAAGGAGACTACTATGACTAATCTAACACTTCATCACCCGTACCAACGCTTTGGCCTTGGCTTTGATCGTATGTTCAACGAACTGGATCGTTTGCTACAAGCCAGCAATGGTAACAATACTGGGTATCCTCCATTCAATATTGAAAAACTACAAGACCATGCATATCGTATTACGATGGCAGTGGCTGGCTTTTCAGAATCTGATATTGAGGTAACCCTGCAAGAAAACACTTTGACTGTGAACGGCAACAAACAAGAAGACGATACCAAAGAGTATCTACATCGTGGCATTGCCAATCGCAGTTTCAAGCGTGAGTTTGTCATTGGTGACCGAGTTGAAATTAATACTGCAAGCCTTAAAGACGGCATGTTGGTAATTGATTTAACTGAGGTTGTACCTGATAAAATCAAACCAAAGAAAATTCCTTTAATCAAGGAATAACTAAGAATGTGTGGGCAAGTGCAAAAGCTTGCCCACACTAAATATAGTGACTAACACGGAACATAAAAAATGTCAGATACTGCTACCGAAACTATTAACAAGACTGAAAACATCATTGGAGTCAAAGAACCAGAAAGATTCCGCGTGGTCATTTTAAACGACAACAGCACACCAATGGAATTTGTTATAGAATTGTTAAAAGTTATATTCCATCATTCACAAGAAGGCGCAGTTGCAATCATGTTGCAGGTACATCAGCTTGGCAAAGGCACAGCTGGAATTTATTCGTTTGAAGTAGCTGAACAGAAGGCCATGGAATCTACACAGATTGCTCGCACCAATGGTCACCCGCTTGGGGTCAGCGTTGAACTTGCAGGATGAAGAACTACCTCGCAAATTAATCATCGACATAGATGATACTTGCCTTGACACATTAACAGCATTTGTTCGTTGGCTTGCTAGCTTAAATCGACTCAAAGGTGTTGCAGGCAATCGAATTACCAACAGAGAAACACTGGGCCACTGGTTGAATATTCCAGATGATTTAGCAGACCTTTGGATGAGTGAATTCTGTGAGCGTACTTGGCAATGGGGCGCATTGTATCCAATGATGGGTGCAGAACAAATACTACCAAAATTGGCCGCGGCAGGTTGGGTCATCATTGGGTACACCAAGTCCAGCAATGAAATGAGTCGTGCAATATTGCGTAGAGCAAACTTAGAATTAATCATGCCCGGTGTGTTCAAGGAATTGTATGTGGTTGGCAGAACCGCCAATTTATATCCGCTGTTCAAAGAACACGAATATGCGGTCTGCGTTACTAGTACAGAATCCACAGCCCGAATCAGTGCTCAAGCTGGGCATGCAACATACATGATCAAACAACCGTGGAACCTGGACTTTTCTGATATATCTGTCAGGAAATTCAACGATTGGGTTGAGATAGAACAAGCATTGAACAACGCAGTCATCTAAATTTGTCATAACTATTAGCATGACAACGCAACTTATTCCAACAAGAAGAATCCTTTGGGCCGAAGCTGACCGTAAAACTCTGCGCCTAACTGGCAAAACACAATTTGCATTGCCAAACGCATTGCCTCCCGGTGATGTCAATGATGGTGACACAGAATATTGGGTGGCACTTGATCCAGCATTGGGTTTTACATTGATGAACGGAAGCCAACCCTGGGGTAATTATGCAAAAATTGGTCCCAGGGTTATGCAAGTTGATGCCGACCTGGATTTGGGTTTTCTAACACACATCAGCCCACAGGCCTGGCCAGAAATAGCAAGCACCTTAGATCCTAAATGGACCTCAGTTCCTTATATCCCACTTGATATTCCACGCATTGAACCCGATGATTGGGATTTATTTTGGAAGCTATGGGATGAAAAAAATGCAGATATCACTCGCGGCCTAAATGAAACGCAATACTGGAAAGGACTGTGCTGTTGGTTAAATCCTGCGATCAATACAACAATGTTTAATTATAGCAATACAGTTGTTGACGACTGGAGTATGCACTTTCCTAAGATGTTTGAGCAAATTAGAAATTGCCTTCCTTTTCACAGCATAGAAAAAATTGTGCTTTGGGCAAATATCAATGAAGTTGCTCCGCACTTTGATCCAGATGCTGTTATATATCCATGGCCAGATAGCCTGCGTATCATGCTGTGGGACACCAATGAACAAGCAACATTTTGGATGAGCCGATGGCCAAAAAGAACTGCAGAGTTCAACCCAGCCAGCATCACAACTCGCAATAAAGGTGCATACGGAGTCAAAGCAGAACGAATCACACAACAGCAGAAGATGTATGTTGAATTGCCCAAAGACACCAACACCTTTGTTTTTAATAATGGCGCATTTTTGCACGGAGCCGACTTGGCCAAACCAAAAATTATAATGGCAATCAAAGGTCGCCCCAAAGTTTATGATTGGATTAAAGCCATTGAGCCCAGCTACCAAAAGTATAAGGATTTTATACCCAAATGTTAACATTGAATCGTGATACGCTACCCAGCGATGAACCAATTGCAAGCTCATTGAATAGGATATCTGCTTTTATACAAAGCACTTGTTGCGCTGTTAATCAATCTCCATTGATTAAATTGACCATGCCAAGTCTTGACTTAGATCAATTACTGGCCGACACCAACAAGACAATGGAAATATACGGACAGTGGAATTATAGGCTTGGCAGGAATGTTGAAGACGAACTCCGGCTTGATGCAGGATACGGTGGCATTGGACTAACATATAATCCAACTCACAACGATTTAAAAGAAGCTGACATACACCAACAAGTGCAAGGTAATCCTAAACCTGCAACAGGAATAACAAACCCATTTAGTTTATTGGATAAAAAAAGTAGTCAAATTTTCTCTAAGAGAAATTCACATTATGACACTTATGCTCTAAGCTATCGTACTCCAGCAAGCAAATATGGGCACTTGGGAAAATTCTTAGATACTTGCAAACGCACAATGGTTCGGTCAGCAGTTCGTATCATTTATGCAGAGCAAGAAGGTCCAGTTGGCGATGACAACTATGCTGGCGTCACATGGCACCGAGATGAAAGTATGTTTGAAAATTTGAGAGTCAATATCCCGTTGTACACTGATCCAATTTTTCTATTAGAACAACAAGGACATGCACCCGAACACTTAGAAGTAGGATATGCATACAGTTGGGATACCCATGTACTACATAGAGCGTATGCAACACAAAAGGTGCCCAAGCTTAGAATACATTTGATGTTGGGATTTAGCTGTTGGTGGGATTTTGATGAACAGTCTGGCAACTGGACACAAAATGAATTCTTTGGCAAAAAACATCCCAAAGACATGCTAATAGATGGTGATGTAATTCCGGGCTTAGAATTAATATAGGCTTATTTAATAAGTCAAATAATTTGATGTTTTGAATGGCTTGCCGTGGTACGCATTTTCTAATTGAGTCATAATTTTATGCTTCATTTGGTGTACTTTTGGATGAGCGTGATCGTATGCAAAAGATTTCATAAATCGTCCCCAACTGTTGGGGCAAACTCGTTTTGGAACTTTTGAATCTAAGTATTCTCGTATGGCCTTTGGATCAAAGTCAAACTTATCAATCATGTCCTGCGCCAGGTTAAATGAGTGGGCACCTATTTCGTCTCTGTGGCCATAGTACTCTTGCCATGCACGATCCTTGGCATAATAAGCAGTGCTTTCATAACCTGGGAGATCTTTAAAATTTCTAGCACGATATTGACGTGTGTGTATGATTTCGTGTAGTATTGTATCTGCAAAAAGTGTGCAAATGCGTTCCCAACGATATGAACTGGTTTTCATAGTTTTAGTGTCTGTAGGAAACGCCAATTCAACTTCAATGAATCGCTTCTTTCCTTGTTTGTCATCGTCACTGTAATAGGCGCCACCTATCCAAATTTCGCCTGGTTTAACGGGCTTGTGTCTATGACTGACTACTTTGATTGGAAGGTGTGCTTTAATATGCTTACTTAACTGTCGAGTAATTTCACCTATAGGCAAGCGTTTGTCTACAATCTCTGGTTTGAGGCTGTAAAGCATTGAGTACAATGTATCGCGATCCAATGCGGACCAATTAAAAGCCTGACGTGTCATAGAATCCTCCCGACAGTAGTATTTATAGTAGACATTTAGATCTTGCATGGTTGTGTAGAATAGATAACTATTTGCATGAGCTTATTCAATCAAAATAATCCAAACGCAGTTGTTGGTGACGGAGTCAGTGGAAGCCGACAAGGTATGGGCATTATGCGTCCAGAATTAGTGGCCGCAGAACTGGCATTGTTGCAACTGGGGGACTTTGAGCCGTTAGATTGGCACCTGGATGCACACAGCATTGACAAGATAATTACAGAAAAATACAGCACAGATTGGGTAGATTACCTTCCAAGAACAGACCGCCCAAATAATCGTCGGTCAATGACACTTACAACTATCCCAGGTTGGGACCATCGCAGTCCTCCCAGCATTCCAGAAGCAACAAACAAATTGGGACGAGTACCATTTGAGCATGAGTTTTGTGTTCCTACGCAATTGTACCAAGACTGTGACCAAGCACATCCTGGGCTTGATAGTTTAAAAGATTTCCTAGATGAATGGAATCCTTTGGGCAGAACATTCATTGTCAACTCGGGCATTGGCGGGTATTTTGTGCCACACAGAGACCATCCAGGCATGCCGCGCCCTTGCTTTCGCCTGGTGGCGTTCTTGAAGAACTGTGGACCATTAGAATACGATTGGTGGCAGGATGATAAAAAATTAAACATTGAACTGGGTCGTGTGTATTATGTAAACACTCGTAAAACACACAGAACAGTTTCATGGGCCAATGATTCGTGGCACTTGATACTTAATGTACCGTTTACAGCGGAGAATGTAAACCGGGTGCTGAAACATTTACAACATAGACATTGATATGATTATAACAGCTGGACCCAAAGACGACAAGCGTGAAATTAAAATTGAATTGCCACCACAGCATCAGCGCATTGGTGTAATGGTATCAGGTGGCGCAGATAGTGCCATCTTACTATATCTGTTGGCAACAGAATGGAAGCTGGCAAAAAGCAAACATGAATTAATTACTCTGTGTGTGCCGCGCACAGATGGGGCTTGGGATTATGCAGGTCCTATTGTTACTCGGGTAAACGAAATGTTGGGCTTAGACATTCCCCAGCCCATCATGGTTGGTGATCCAACAGTTCACCACAGTGAGCAAACAAATACCGGTGAACGAGATGCTAGAATTAAACATGGTATTGAACACATCTTCTATGGTAGTCAACGACATCCTCCTGTGCCCATGCCGGGCGAATATCCGGGCAGACCTGATCGTATTGAATACACCAACAAAGTTGGCATAGTTACAACAACCTGCCCATTTGCCTTATTAGACAAGCGTCATACCTTAGATTTGTATGAAGCGTTTGATGTATGGTCACTGATTGAAATCACACACAGTTGCACAGCCCTTACTCAAGGACGCTGTGGTGAATGTTACAATTGTGTAGAGCGTGCCTGGGCTTTGGCAGACATGGGCTTTACTGACCCTGGGACAATGTAACCTTTTTCTTATTAAGCATTATGTCCGATGGACATTTGCAAAACAGAATTTTACATTTAACTGGCTCTGTCATTGGTTGGAAATTATCAATGTATCCTAACCATTTCATTTCGCAAATTCCTGCATAAATTTTTCCATCGCCTGCTATTACAAATCCAGTCTGCCCAGCTGAACATTCCCAACCATAAAATTTATGGTTATTGTTTGATGTTAGCATTATTGGACTTACTTTAAACGAAGTACCATCTTCGTAATATCCAATACTATTATCCCCTGGATTTCGTTCAGCCCTGCGATATGAACTCCTAGCCTTAATAAAATCCATTTGTTCTTTAGTGTAATCATACAGTTGACCATTAATATGCTGAGGATCAACTTCGTGCCTGTGCCTTGTTAGAACTTTACAAATTATAGCGTTATGCAGGGATGGATCAAGATGGTCGTAGACAGATTTGACCCAATCCCAATTTGCAGGATCAGCACATAAATTAAATCTCAACGATACTTTTTGACTGTCAAGGTACAATGCCAACTCATTAATTTTTGCCAAGTTGGAATATTCAGGATGTAAAGATATAATGTTGAAAGTTGGTAAACTTGGCAATTTTTTCCACCAACCAACTGGTCGACTACCGTTAGTAATTATATCAACATATCCACCAATGCTTTGAATTTTTTCAACTATCTCACCAAATAAAGGATGAGTCGTTGGTTCACCACCTGTTAAACAAACAATTAATTTTTTATCTCCCTTGATAGATGGCAGACGGTCTAAAAATGCTCTAATAAGTTGATCGCTTGATAACCGATTGGCATAGTAGTCCTTACCTTCGTGTAATGTTGGACTACAATAGCTACATGCATAATTGCAATAATCTGTCAGCTTCCAATAAAAGGTAATTGTATCTTCGGTGCGCTTAATTTCAATAATTTTTTTCATAGTTTCTTTGATGTGAATATACTTAGGCCAAGTTTTTTAGCAACACCTTGTCTTGGAAATGCTGAACTGACATGCAGTCTGTTTCTAGGGAATGTCATCGGTATGCCGGGTATCCATTGAAAGTTTTTGTCCACTGATAGTCCAACAAAGTTACTGGGAATTAGATGCGGACATTCATTGATTAATACACCATCAATGGTCAAGTTGTCATCACGATTACCAACATCTCTGTAGTCTTTGACTACAATATTATATTCACTTGGTTCGTCTGGACTGCCTCGTAAAAAGAAAGCGGCATCACCTGCCCATGTTTGATTTAGTACAAGAAACCTAACTCTCTCTAAGTTTGGCACAACATCGGGCTTGGCAGTAATACTCAAAGGAAACACAAAAGTTTGCAGTACTCTGTCTGGACCTTCCTTGCCTGTGTCTGCGTGAACACGATATCCTGTATCTGTTTCAAAAAAGTTGCCGCCTGTGACTTCCCAAGTGCCTGTGCCCAGTACGCTGTTAATAATTGGAGCAACAATTTCTAATGCTGGAGCAAGATCTAGTGCAAATCGTCTACCTGGATATTCTTGCAATTGTTGATTGTTTTCAAAGCAAGAAATTAATGCCTGTGTTTGCTCTGCTGTAAGTGCGGGTAAAGTACTGGGATTCATAGGGTTATTTATTGCAACTAAAAGCACTACTTTTCCGTTGTAAAAATACAACACAAAAACGGTTGACAAGTGGACCGAAGTTTGCTACAATAGTGGCATGAAACAAAAAACAAGGAACACAATATGAATTATGACAACATAGTAAACACCCAAAAGGGCCTGGCGCAGATGATAGGTCGGACCTTTGTCCGTGTCACTGGCTCTGTGGATGGTGACGAGATGCTGTTCGAAACTGCACAAGGCGAACGGTTCATGTTTGCTCATTGTCAGGATTGTTGCGAGACAGTACGCATCAACGACATTGTGGGTGACTTGCAGGACCTGGTTGGCTCTCCTTTGTTGATGGCCGAAGAAGTGGCCGGTGCCACAGAGCCAGACGAAGAGCACTATGAGAGCTATTCTTATACTTTCTACAAGTTCGCAACCCGCAAGGGTTATGTGGATGTGCGTTGGTTGGGTGAAAGCAATGGCTACTACAGCGAGAGCGTAGATTTGTTCGTAGAGGGCGTGACTGTGGCAGAAAACCCACAGTTGAGCCTAGGAGACTTGTTAAAAGACAGACTAAACGGTTGACATTTGGTCCAATAGGTCGTATAATAAACACATAAACAGTAAAAAGGAGCTCAGAATGTTTGCACTAGACAATATCGAATCCGTCCATAACACCGCTACTGCGGCGGCCCAAAAAGCCGAAACTGACTTTCGTGCTCAGCACGGTGAGCCAGGCTACTGCGGTTTTGCATGGGTGCATGTGAGCGAAAAGGCATCAACCAAATTGGGCCGTGCGCTGAAAACTGTGGGCTTCAAGCCTGCATATGGCGGCGGACTTCAACTTTGGAATCCTGGTGGTAGCTTCACGCAAAGCATGGACATCAAAGAAACAGGCGCACAAGCCTACGCTGACGTCCTCAAGTCACATGGCATCACTGCATACATGAGTTCAAGAGCAGACTAAGGAGTCGTAATGTCAGATTTGGAAATTCTTGTAACAGTGGCAGTGGTGGCAATAATCTTTGCCGTCAAGGTTTGGATTCTTACTAAAATTTAAGGAACTGCAATGAAAGTTATATTCAACGGTTTGTTGGGCGGATGGTACATTGTGCGAGGCGCACATCAGACACCAATCAGTGGTCGCTTTGACTCAAAGGAAGCCGCCCTGGCTCACCTGCGTAGACGCAATCCTTTGCATACCATTTAAGGAGTTGACATGGGCTATGCTGTTCTAGCAGACAAGACGCAGATGGATCAGATGCGTGTCAAGTATGGTCCTAGAAAAGGACTAGAGGGGCCTTTTAATTTCAGCGGTCGTGTGTTATACTATGACAATGCAGAAGGTGCATACTATGACCCAACCACAGACTTTTATATGGAACAAGATGAAATGGATCTTATCCACCAAAGAGTGGTTGACAAGCTTTCAAGGTAACTATGACAAATGAAATCACAGAAGATATGTTAACCCGGTCTATTACATGGATGGAACAACAGTTAGCAGATAAGAAACATTTTGGAGTTGAAGAATGAACGACCGAATTAAAAAACTTGCTGAACAGGCCACTACCCGTATTGACCCATCAGCACATGACGGAGTGTGTTGGGACTTTGATAAAGAAAAGTTCGCCGAGTTGATTGTGCAGGAATGTATTGATATCATTGCTCCATATACTGTTAGAATGAGCAGACCTGGTGAAGAATACTTGCATCCTATACTAGAGATTAAACAACATTTTGGAGTTAAAGAATGAACGAACAAATTAAACAACTTGCTGAACAGGCTAGTGTATCCTCTCTTTGGATGTCTGGTACAGATCAACAAGGAAATCCAATACTTGAAAAGTTCGCCGAGTTGATTGTTAGGGAATGTGCTGAGATTGCCTTAGAACAAAAGAAGTGGGTAGAGGATCAGAAAGTACACAATCCTGAGGATGAAAGCTGGAATAAAGCAAGAATCCAGCAAAGCCAACATATTGTGGACAAGATTAAACTACATTTCGGAGTTGAATAATGAAACTATCAGCAAACGGTGTAGAAGGTCATTTAATATATACAGCCATGAACAAGTACCAGTTCCGTGTGTACACAGATTCAGGTGAGTTCACCGATTATGACTTGCTTCATAGTGATTTGTGTGTTACAATAACAGATCAGGACGCCACTTTCTATTCGGATGCGTTTAGCAATAGATTGGATCACAGTCCTGCAACATTAGGAGTTAAATAATGGACATAGATAAATCAGCAGTATTCCTGGCAGGCAGTGTATTAATTATGCTGGGGTTTGTTATAATTGTTGCAGGCTGTGCAGTAATCAACAACATCTTGCACAAGTACTGGAAACCTGTTAGAATATTCACAGCAGACAGTTGGCAACCTTTTGGTGGAACATCTCTCCCACGCTATGCAACGGAAGAAGAACTTGCAAAGATTCCGCCGCATCGGTGGCCCGCGGAGAAAAATTAAAAATGAGCGAAAACACCAAGGATGATAGGTGTTGCGGAGGTGGTAATTGTATCATCAACGATCAAGGTGAGTGTTGGTGCGGACAGCGTTGGGATGGTACGAAGATGTGCTTCCCTACATTAGAAATTGAAGAGAAAGAGAAAGACGATGTTTAGTATATTGAAATTTTTATACTTGATTTTTAAATCAAGCAAAGACATATTGAATCCCAATCTAAATCCTCTGCGTCACGCACCTGTGTATGTCAAATATTTTCTCAGCATCCTGTTAGGTTGCTTTTGGAGTTTAGCATTTGGACTATATGTAGGTGAACTGCTCACAATTGGCTATAACATGCTGGGTCACATTGCTGTTATCAGTATGGTGTTTGGCACTTGGGCTGTGTTTCGTACAGTGGAGAACACCTATGCACCTCGAAAAGGTGTGCAGTGGTTGCGAGCCCTAGATCACTCTAGCCGTTGCGATGAACTCACTGAACAAGAACGGCTTGAAGCGGTGTCTCGTGCTGATCAAAGACTACAAGGTCGCTGGAATTGAAAAATAAATACAAAGTATGAATATGACCATTGATGAAATTGTTGCTATTGTAGTCATGCTAACTGTGGTAGGAGTAGTACTATGGGATATGCACAAGAATAAAGAAAAATGAACCTGGCCAAATGGATCTGTTTTGGCATCATGTTTGCAGGTGCTATAGTAGTCAGTTTTAATCTGGATCCTATTATAGGCATTGAGCTACTATTTGTAGGAAACGCCGCTTGGTTGGTGACTGCTGTACGAAGTAAAGATTGGCCCAGTGCCGCAAACTTTGCCATGTTGGCCACTGTGTGGTTACTAGGCGTTGTACAATATTATAGAGGATAACAAATGAACAATGAAGAGCGGAAGAACTTTATCAAAAAGAAAAAGCTTCCTCTCACTGAGGCATGGTCTCTGGTAGCCATGGCTGATCGGGTCAATGAAGGCATGTACATTAAGTTTCCAGAGTTTGATCAAGACACCGGCGTTGTAGCAAAGCATCCTAACCGAGAACTTATTAAAACTCAGCTGGCCTTGGGTTGTCCCAATGTAACCGAAACGGATCGTCAATTTGGCCAGGCCATGCACGACCACTTTCAAGGTATTGCGTTCAAAGCATTGTCAGATCGCCTGAATGAGTTTGATCAAAAGATCATGAACTTTATCACTCAAGACGAAGTCGATACCACCATGGGCATGGCTTATCTGGCCTGCATGGCAGTTCGTTACCGGCGTGAGCTGGCCAAGGAAACCAAAGATGAAGTACTGCTACGAGTTGGTGGCACCAGTATACACCAAGGCAGTATAGACCAGCATCTGCGTCTTCGAGTACAAGTAATGAGCAAGTTCGAAGGCCGAGCATTTCCAGGATCAGTTGTTCGTGCCACAGACGGCACCAACTTGTATTTTTGGACCAGTAGCAAAATGATTGACATGTGGCCCGATGCTCCTGAGGAATTTGAAATTGTTGGCGTGGTTAAAACACACCAGACTGACCGAGAGGGCAATGCTGAAACCCGATTGACCAGAGTTAAATTGACAATGTGACAAACATATACCAGCACAGGCCATTAAATATCTGTATGAAAAATAATACAACTGCAACTGGATATGCTGAAATGTTTGAATGGGCCGACGGTAATCCAACTCGTGAGGATCGGACAGCCTATTCAGTGACAATTGACCACGATGACAAAATTAGAATTGCCGTAGAAGGCGACGTTCCGTTTGGAATTGTAGCAGGCGACAATACCAGTGTGCATTACATCAGTGGCGCCAGCACAGACGAATGGCACGGCAAACATGTGCGAGACTCAGCAAAAAGATTAGTCTGGGAAAAGCAATGCATGGTTGAGTGGATAGAAAAAGGTTACCGACATTGGTACGAGCAAGACCGGATTCCGGAAGGAATAACGGTGCCAGCTGATGCCAAAGTATACGACCATTGGCCGACCAAGCAGGGAGAATACACCACAATGATTCCATTGCGTAGGCAAAAACAGACTAAAGAATACAGTGAAAATACTAGATTACAAATGCCATACCTTCCGCGGTTTGAAAGAAAAGAATGGGCAATTGTTGTTGTACTAGGGCGAGCTCTATTGCGTGGTCAGCAACCTTGGCATGCCAATTGGATTAATTTAGGAATGCAAGATTTGACCATTGGTGAGTTTGAAAATAATTTGTACGAATTCTTAGTAAAATGATTGTTTGGTCTTGGTTTAAAAGGAAATATATGAGTAATACAAAAAGCATCGAAGCCATCGAACTTGATGCACAGGTCAGTAATATGATCATGGGCAGTTTAAAAGAGATGCTCAACAACAAAGAGTACTGTTACATCAGTTCAAATCCCCGTTACAGCGAATTGAAAGAACCAGGTGAACGCTATGTTGTTTCATTAATACAAAGTATTCTGCCCAAGCTAATAGAATCTCGTGACGAATCCTTAAAAGATTTTGCTGAAAAACACATGCTCAACAAGCTGTCACGGTAGTCTATAAATACAGACATGGAAATAAAGAACATATTCAACGATTGGGGCACAGAATTCACAGACATGAGCGACCTGTCAACCCAAGACACTCGTGAACTTAAGAAACTGTTGTACGATCGTAAAATGTTGGTATTTCATGCTCCAAATTGGACCAAGTTAGAATATTGGAATTTTTTAGCTTTATGGGGTCAGCCGTGGAATGCATTAGATTATCAAAAAAGTATAGAAAAATGGGAACCGGTTAGAGATACAGTCACTGGCAACATCAGGTACATTACTCAAATGAGTAATAAAATCAGCAAGCGCCTAATAGATTACGAAATGCCCTGGCATGCTGATATTGCCAATAGAGTTGACGGTAAAACAAATTTCCCGCATCGTTGCATTTATATGAAAACTGTGCCCAATGTTGACGCTGGCTTCACATACTGGTTAGACATGGAATTGGCATATCCAGAAGTGCATCCAGCACTGAGAAAACGCTGGGAAAGCATTACCGTCATGCAACAAAATTGGCATCATCCTGGTCGAGACATAATTGAATGGCCTTCAATGAAACAACATCCAGTAACTCAACGATGGAGTCCCCGTTGTAATTATCACGGCGTAGAAGATTCTTGGATATTAGATACCAAGCGTGATGGCATCAGCATGGGCACAGGCATTGTAGAAGAATTGATGGAAGCCATGGCCGAAGTTCCAGGATGCGTGTACGAGCATCACTGGACTCCCAATGACATTATCTTATATGATAACTGGCCTTTTGTACACCGCCGAGGTGACCTAGGACTGGATACAGGCGCCATTAGATTGATGTGGCGAGCAAACATTGAGCATGATTTAACTCTGGCCACAGAATCCTACGCTTCGAGTTCAGCATCCCAGTAAAGATAATCTCTCCAAGTTTCGTGCAAATATTTTTGAGGAATCCTTCTTCCACGGGCATGCAGGTCCCAACTGGTTGGTTCCTTGGGTTTCACCATGGGAAACATTTTAGCTTCGGCCGGTAACTTACTGCCTTTCTTATGATTACATGGGCTACAAGCGGCCACAACATTTTGCCAAGAACTAACACCACCGTGATGCCTTGGTATCACATGGTCAAATGTCAATGCGCGAGTCTCAAATTCTGATCCGCAATATTGGCAAGTGAAGTTGTCGCGAAGATAAACATTGTACCTGCTGAATGTTGGGGTTTGATCTCGTTTGACATAGTCTTTGAGCGCAATGACGCTGGGCAATCGCCAGGCACGGCTTGCACTATGTATTTCATAATCGTATTCTTCAACTATGGTAACTCGGTCCGACACAATGGCTTTGATTGCATCTTGCCAGTTGACCGTACTCAATGGATGGATATGAAATGGTTGAAAGTCTGCGTTTAATAACAGCGCAGGATATTGGTTGTCGAGTAGCATGGTGTATTTATAGTAACAAGATTGACATTCGTACTAGTATAGCGTAAAATTACACAATGAGCAATATAAAAAGGCAACATCATCAGGTTTGTATGGACACTATAAATTCTTGGCTGTTGACTCTGCACGAGTCCATTGAGAAAGACACTGATTTAACGCCTGAACAGCAAGAACATCTTGAAGCAATAATTTATGGCAATATCAGCAACTATTTGGAGCAGTTTTTTAACTATCCGGACTACAGTAATTACAACTGATGCTAAATAACTGTAGAACATTATATTGTTTGGCTAAATAGTCAAGAGCGTTTTAAGCCAGATAATTGGAGAACACATGCTAATTTCAACAGCAACATTTATTAGAGAAAATACTTCTGTCCCGTTTTATTCAATTGAGGACCAATTCAGGGACTTGTATCAAACTCGATATACCGAAACAGGTAAAACAAATACACAATCAAAATTGTCAGAGGACGGTTTAACTCTTTCAGTTTACTCTTTTTGGAAATCAAAGGCCGCATTTGATGAATTTGTTTTTGATGCAGATGCAATCGTAATGAAAGAGGCTCGATTGTTATATTGTATTTCTAACAATATTACTCTCGACTACCACGGCGAATTGATCAATGACGATAATGACCCAATACCAATGGAATAAAGGATAATATAAAATGACAACTTTAACAAAAATTCAAATTCGACCAAACACATCAGTTGGGTTTTATTTTGGAATGCCAAAAGAACACAGAGAAGCATTGAACGCAAAATATCTGGGTGCCAACCCAACACTACTAGAACACAACATTTCTACTACTGCTGATCTGTTAACATTTGTACAAACACTGATCTTTACAACTCCAGAGGCCTGTGCCCAGTATCAGGCTGAGGCTGTAGTTGTTGCAGTCGAAGATGCAAGAATTGCACATTGCTCAGCAAATAACATTACATCATCAGAATCCGTAGTTTAACTCCAGGTTAAAATCTAAAATAAGGAACTACGGTTCCTTATTTTTTTCAATAAATATCTACATGTTCCTAAGTCATGTTTCCGACGTCAAACACAATCATTGGCGAGTGTATCCGCAATTGCCAAATTGGGCATTAATCACCAACGACCATAAATTATCGCTGGTCAGTAATGTATGCCGGCATCAAGGAAGCAGGTTACGCGGCGATGCTGGTCGAGGCGACAGGATGTGTCCATTCCACGGCTGGCGCTATGATTTACACGGTGAGCCATTGGGCAGTGGCAACACCAAATGTCCAAACAGTTTGGCATTGGATACTAAGGATGTGTTTGTTTCAAATAATTTTGTATTTTCAGATGCTGTAGATTTAACCGAGCTAAATTTTTTAGATAATCGTAATTTAATATTGGTTGAAAACAGAATTGACACGGTCAATGCTCATTGGAAAAAGGTAATTGATTTGTTTTTAGATGTAGATCATATTCCAATTGTACACCCCGGTGTTTATCAAGAAATCAGCGCACCAAATATTAGCAATATCAAATGGCATTACAAAGACAATGCCAGCGTTCAATTGGTGCCGCGAGTTGAAGTGGACAATGAATTTAACAGCACACTATTGGATGCAGATAGGGCATTGCCGTATTCAGCCGCATGGACCACAGTTTTCCCTTACACCATGATAGAATGGCAACCAGGTGCGTGGTTTATTACTGTATGCATCCCAGTCTCTGATGCACTGACCAAAATCAATGTATACAAGTATAAAGATACTCGATATGGCGCACAAAATTGGGAAATTAATTCTAGGGTTTGGGAAACTGCATGGGCACAGGATAAAAATCAAGCAGAACAATTGACCAACATTGAGATTCATCCAGACAATCTAGAAGAGCAAAAATTGCATTTCCGCAAATGGTTAGAACAAGTTTCTGTATAACCAATAGCTAATAGGTGAAGTAAAATCTAATTTAAATGCGCCAGGAGCAGTGATGGCAAATGGTTTATTTAAATTAGAAAAATATGTGATTTCGCCGCTGGCTGATTCAAACCGACCAAACTTTTTAATATAACTAGCCTGCGGCCCAATAAAGTAATCTAAATCAATATTTTGTGTTCGCTTAACCAGTAACTCTTGTCTCCTTCCTGCATCCGGATCAGTATAATTCCAAACCTCGTTTGGACTCTCTGCTCGCCAGCCGGGTCTTAGATATCTTGACGATTCTGTATCAATTGGCCAATTAACATTAATATTGTTAATAACAATTTTAGCAGGCTTGTCCAGTGCCGAAACTTGGAATTTAAGACAATAGGCCTGGTTATCTTCTAGCTGTGTAATAAAACTGATACTATTGCTGTTGGCACCCAATGATAAATTGTGTACAGTTGTATCATTCAGTGAGAATTTCACAGGCACCGGGTGGTACAAGTTAATTAATCCAAGTTTAAATGTAAACTCAATTTTCTCAGACTGCATGTATATCTCCAGTGGTCAATATTGCGATCAACTGTTCAGTTGTTCCAAGAAATTCTGATTCGCTTGTGCCAACACGGTTTTTAATCTTTGTCCATTTGTCAATGAGTGGAAGCCTGGATCTCCAAAATACATCTGGAACACCGGTACTTTTAGGTCGTGGTAAACAATCAAAGATTCTTGCTTTATTAAACTCAGTGGTACCTTCTGTTCGAAGCGTGATGTATGATAATACAATTTCTGGATTCCAGCTAAGGAAATTCCAAGGATGATTCCCACAGTACCTGTTGATTGTAAAGTCTGCTTCGTGAAACAGCCAACCAGCATTCTTCAAGGAGCCGTCTGCATTTACAAATTTGTTGTCAAAGAATCGACCGGCAATGTACCCAATGTTTGGGTCTGGAAATACTTCAGGAAATCCAGCTCCCATTACCAAAAATCCGCCATGATCTTCTGCGTATTTGGCAATCCTGCGGCTGATATATGGACCACCAACAGTACGCAAACAATCTCGACTGCCAAGCTCGGTAATACCGACTATGTATTGTGAAATGTATTCTTTATATGTGATCTGTTTGACATTGTTGTCAGCACACCATTTGTGTGCCCACCAAGTGTCAGACGCCTGTAAGTCTTCTGCTTCGTATATGATTGGAGTAAATGGAATGCCTTGCCTATGAAAACTTTTGGCTACCCATTCGCTGTCAATTCCTCCGCTCATTCCAACAAATATTTTGCCGTAGGTGTCATATAACTCTTGGGCAATTTCATTGCTGACAGTTGTAATGTCTCTGAGCCGACTTGGCCCATTGGGAACCAGGTATGCATCCATGTCACTGTCTAGGTATGGTGTTTCATAATTCCTGTTGAATCTCATTTTGATCCAGCCATCCTTGCCGGCACTGGGCCAGGTGGCTAGTTCTTCACGGGTTAAATACTGTTTCATATCCTTAGTTATCACATTTTTTTTGGACATCTTGCCCAATTGACATTTAGATAAATTTGTGGTATACTAGTAGAACTAACACTATCAGGAGACATTTAATGTTACGATCATTTGTATTGCATGCTAGGCCTTTTTTAATTTTTGATGCAACTAAAACAGAGCACCGCAATATTTTCCATACATTTCAAAAGACCAAGTCCTGGCAACATAGCCCTTACCAATGGGCCTTGGATGATGACAGCACATCAATAGTACATTCAATTGCCAACAAAGTAATTGCCTACTACTTGGCCAAAGAATTTGAAAAGTCTGCAAAAGCTAAACCTGTGCTAAAAATCAAAGATATAAAACCCCTAAAAAAAGCTCAAAATTAAACGGTGTTGCAAAAATACAACAGAAATAGCCCAAAATCTCCTTAGAAATCAACAACTTAGCGGCTCAAAATAACGGTTGACCTTTGGGCCTAGATCGCTTATACTGTATGTACAGTAAACGAAAAGGAGTTAAAGATGACAGAATTTGAAAAGAACTGCTACGGTATGTCCGAGCAAGCCATCCGTGAACAATACATGAATGGCATCACTGCCAAGTTCTCTGGACTTGAAATGGTGGCCATGGGCATCCTGAGCGATTGCCAAGAAATGATGTCAATGGGCACAGGTCCTCGTTCGGTTGAATATGTTCGCAAGCAGATGAACATTGCAAAATTCATCCTTGGCGAAATGATGGATGCTCGAGTTTCTGCCTAATCCAGGAGATTGACATGAAAAAACTTGCCCTTGCCCTTGTTGTCACAGCCAGCTTGGCCACCAGTGGCTGTGCCTATAATCCAGTGGGCTCGGCCCTGCTGGGTGGCGTGATTGGTTACTCGTTGGCCCAACCTCGAGTGGTGTATGCACAACCTGTGCCACACTACGGACACACCGGCGGCCCAACTCGTAACCTAGGTCATGTTTGCCCAGGGTATTCAACACCTGTGTACCAGATGAATCATCACGGTGTGTATGTTTTCCAAGGTTGCAGATAAACAACACCAATAACCCGAGTGGTTGACAGGGTATTGGTTCTGCGTTATAATTGTGGCATAGTAAGTAAAAAGGAGTTGGCGATGTTTGAGACAGATTTTTCCAAAGATTTTGGTATGTTTACTGTTGCAGGCAACAAGCGAGTGGCAACCATTGTCAAGCGAGCCCACGCCAAACGCTGGACTTGGCCTGAGACTTACACGGCCCTTGATGCACTGAGCAACGAAGACAAATTTGGCGAAGCAATGGACACAGAAGTTCGCGAAATTGTTTACAGTCGTTGTAATTTTAAAACCACCTTTTATATCTAAGGACCACAAATGAGCAAAATGGCAGAACTGGCATACGACATTGAGCAATTGTACATTGAAGGGTGTCACCCTACAAAGATTGCTCGACTTTTGGACTGTCCTTTGGGCATAGTATACGATTGGTTGGAAGACCAAAATGTGGCAGAAGATACAACAGGAGTAACGGTATGACTATACAAGAAATCAACTCAGCCATCATGTCTGGCTCTTTTACAAATGATCAACTGACCAGCATTGGCGATGCAATTCGATTTGCTCGGGCCAATTTGGTTCGCCAAACCAAACGCCAACTCACAATTGGTTCTAAGGTCAAGTTTACCAGCAACCGCAATGGTATGACTTACACAGGCACAGTTGACAAAATCAAAATTAAATTTGTGCTGGTAAACACACCACAAGGTCGTTACAATGTACCAGCTTCAATGTTGGAGAATGCATAATGTTCACACTGAATAGTAAAGCACAGACAGCAGGATTCTTTGGCGGCTTAGTTGTTGTTGGTGTGCTGTTTGGCCTAATAATGAGCTTGCCAGTCATGTGGTTGTGGAATGGTTGTTTGGTTTCTGCAATCACAGGTGTCAATGAAATTACCTGGCTACAGGCCTGGGGACTGTTGGTACTGGTCAATATCTTTTTTAAACTTTCTATCTCTACCAAGGATTAATCATGGCAACTCGTTCAGCAATTGCAGTCATGCACGGTGGTGTGATCAAGGCAGTATACTGTCATTGGGACGGCTACCTCGAACACAATGGTGCTATTTTACAACAGCACTATGACAGCGGCCGGGCCAACAATCTAGTGGCACTGGGACAAATTAGTTCATTGGGCAAAGAGATTGGCATCAAGCACCACTTTAGTCAATATGATTCTAACATGTCCAAAGAGGAATACGAATCGCTCTACGGAGATATGACAACCTTTTATGGCCGCGATCGTGAAGAAAAAGATTGCGGTTGGAAGGTATTTGATGACTACAAATCATTCATCGATTACTTTGAAGGTAGTGGTTGCGAGTTCTTTTATGTCATGCAAGACGGTGTATGGTATTACAGCACATGCCGCAACAACGAACTTCGCTTGGTCAGTGAAGGACTCAAGGTAGCGGCATGAACGATAAAAAGAAAGTTCATTCAATATATTCAGTTAGGTGGACACAACCTTATTCACCCAAGCTGACTAAAATTGATTTTGAATTAATTGCACAAAAGATGATGGCCGAAGCAATGGACAATCTTCAATTGGAAGAGTCGGGCTACAAAGAAGCAAATCAAGTTATCAATCACATTAAATCACTTTAAGGAACTACAATGAAAACCAACCGCGAACTGAATTTGGAATTTGATCGTAAACAAGCTGAAGCAATTCGCCCCAAGGCAGTTGATTACAAGTTTGAGTCGTTGCAACGCATCCTGAACAATTGGGTGTTGGACACCCGACTTGGTGGCGAGCAATACAGCCCATTTGAAACTGTAAATTCGTAATATTATTATGGCATAACATGAGACTGGTGCATGGTTATATAAACCATGTCCAGTCAACAATATTACGAAGGTCGCAATTATGAAAGCGATGCACAATTGCAAGTTTTACTAAAAAACATTTTCAATGTAGAAACTTTTGCAGTGGGAGGAAGTACCGGTACAAAGGTGGACCTGACAGGATATGATGCACTTGACAATCCAACTTACTTCAGTATAAAAAATGCCAGTGGGGGAAATACACAGGTCCACGGCACAACGCACAAAGCCATGTGTAGCACTTTAAATGCGCCTGCAACTGTGATAGAAAAATTAGAACGCTGGTTTGGCACATCGGATCTGACCAAGTTCAATACATGGGCCATTGGAATTGATCTGCATGCCAACAGCGAACAACGCAGACAGCGGTTTGGTAGTCATCATATTCCAGCATGGGATGAAGTTTTGTCTTGGTTGAATGAAGTTACCGTGTCGGGGGTCCTGCCAAAGTTGTTGTTGCAATCGTTGAATGACCGGCATACTGTAGACTATCTTATATGGCGCAACAAGAGAACCAACTACATTGAAATTGTAGATGTGAATCAGTATGTGGTTTGGATCACTGCCAACTGTCGTTGGACCATGAGTCGTAGTAGAATTGGCCACAACTACAACATATGGTGTGTAGGTTCAAAGGATCAAAAGATTTTTAGTTTGCAAATGAAAGGGTCCGGAGATGGTGAACTTTACCACACACCACAGTTTCATACCTATCGAAACTGGCCTAGAGAATTTGTAGTATTTCCGCAACAACCTGTTTGACACTTTGACCATTTTGTAGTATAATTAGATTATGCTAAAAGAAACCATTGCCAACTATGTGGCCACGCCGTACACAAAAGTTCGGCGAGGCCCAGACAGTTACACAGAGTCCATTGAGATTACTGTGGTTGAATTGAACCGCCTTGTCAATTTGTATCGGACAACCACTGGTGCTCAACGACTGCGTTTGATCCGCGATGCCATTGATCATTGGTTACGCAGGTACCATGGTTATGCAATTCGTGGTAGCATTGGTAGCCATTATGCCACCAAGGAAAGTGCCAGTTCAAAGGCCAAAATCTTTGAGCATGTGATTCCAGCCAGCAAGACTCGGGACCTGTTGTTGCAAGGCATATTGACAGCAGAACAGGTAATTAATATGCCCACTTGTTTTGTTTCTAAAAAACAAGACTTGGCGCTTAACAAAAGTGGCAGGGTAAGTTCAACGTCAAACTTGTGGATATTCTTTGAACGCTACAATATTTTTACAGATGCAATTGCCACGCACGATGGACAAGCAATTGATCCAACTACATGGACATTACAAGACCACTTTGACTATTTTAAATTAAAGGAACAATGATGATTGAATTTGACAAAGAAAATCTACAGCAACGCCGAGATATGCTGACTGAGGCCTTGGGCAAAGGTATTGCAGAAGTTACCTTCACCAAGGTTGATGGTACCTTACGCACTATGCCTTGCACACTCAAGGCCGAGTTTATACCCGATCCTATTCCTGCTCCACACTTTACCAATACAGATAATCCAGTTGACTTTCCCAAAGTTAAAAAATTCAATCCCACTGTCATGAGTGTGTTTTGCACAGACAAGCATGAGTGGCGTAGTTTCCGTGTTGAGAATGTCATCAGCATAGTACCATTGAACGGAAATTGATATGGAAGATATCTACTTGATAGTTGGTGTTGCCCTGCTATTTGTGGTGTGGCTATGGAGTAGAAAAGTGTCAAGGGAGATCAACGAAGTGCATAAAGATGTACAGCAGTTGTTGTCTAAAGTTGTTTTTATGAAAATTGAAACGCACAGTGACAAGCTCTTTGCTTACAATGCTGTCAATGAAGAATTCATTTGTCAAGGCAAGGACATGGATGAATTGAATCAGCAGTTTGGAATTCGTTTCCCAAATTGCAAAGGTATCATAGTCAAACCAGATGAGGAGAATGTAGCATGACCAGTTATACTGTATATAAAGTACTAGCGCATAACGATAAACAATTGCTGTTGATCACACAGGCCGACGGCAGTTTTGGTCTTGCAATCTACAACGAGCATACTGGAAATACTTTGATGCGTATGACTGATCCAACACTGGAAAACCTTGAGCGGGCAATTGGTATTTTAAAAGATCAACGCACAGGAGATTTTTAAATGGCCAAACAATGGGTAGTCTTATTTGATACATTGGGCGTTGACACACTATTACCTTGGGATGACCTCAGGGGAGAAGATATGTTGACTGTGCTGTCTGGTAAAAAGCCAAAGGATCGTGTTGGCCAGCGTGTCAGCCTGATGGTGATACGAGCACAGGCCAACCACCAACGCTTTCCAGAAGTATGGGCATATGATACTGTTGAAGATTATGAATACGAAGAAATGAGAAAGATGTGGGAGGATTCACCGCAAGTGGTTGCTGACTCGGTTAGAGAGCGGGGAACCAGTCTTTTTAAATACGCGAAGGAAAAGGCGATAATTGTTTAGTTCGTTCTTTGATAAGGTCAACCACACGGTTGCTAATAACAACTTCGTAATGGTTTAGGTCAATTTCAATCAGTTCCATGTCTGTTTTTGAACGCATACTTTCAATTGTGACCACGCCATCGTTTGGTTCGTGAATCCAGGGACTGTCACCCACTGTAGTAACTACATTGGTCCAGTTCCGTGGTGCTGGTATTTTTGCCGCATCAATCATTGGCTTGCTCATTGTACCAACATCACGCATGAGTCTACTGAATGGTAAGAAGTATTTGGCATAGTCAGCTTGAACGCACCCGCCGTATGGTGTACTAAGAGTTACTCCTCCCTGCACTCGATGTCGATAATGTTCTGCCAAGTGTAAGGCATAGATGCCACCCAAACTGTGAGCCACAAAAAATAACCGGTCCACTGACTCAAGTGCTTCCATCATCATTTCCAGGTTGTTGGCAAATCCGTTGGCACTGGAATATTCCAGGACTCGGTCAGGACCTCCAACATGCTCTCTGATGTGAGTAAAACTTTCACCGGTGGCACTGGCACCGTGAATATAAATTATCATAATTTTCCTATTGACACTTGTTAATCATTATGTTATACTTATCGTATGAAACCAAAGTATATTAAGGCCCACATGCGGGTGGCAGAGATCTATGCCAAGTTAAGTACGGCTCGTAGACTGCAAGTGGGTGCGCTCATTGTCAAAGAAGACCGCATCATCTCAATTGGCTACAATGGGATGCCCAGCGGCTGGGACAACAACTGCGAAGAGGCCGAGTGGTGCACTGGTGGTGGATGGCTCGACCCAGAAGAGATTACAGCTGGTTGGCCATATGAAGGATCGTATAGGGACACCGATGGTAATGAAATACAAGGTCGTTATCGGTTGAAAACCAAACCCGAAGTACTTCACGCAGAAGCCAATGCCATTGCCAAAGTGGCTCGCAGTCCGGAAAGTTCAGAAGGTGCTGTAATTTTTATTACTCATGCTCCGTGTATTGAGTGTGCCAAATTAGTATTCCAAAGTGGTATCAAACAAGTGTTTTATCGTGATAACTATAGAAATACAACAGGAACAGATTTCCTAAAGCAGGCTGGTGTAATTGTAAACCAAGTAGAAGAATGAACAACGATAGTCAAGACCTTGTGTATTCTGAAAAATACGATGCTTATTACAATGAAAAAACCAATGAATGGACGGAAGACAAGTGTACTGATCCAACCTGCGAGTATTGTATCAACAGACCCACAACCCCATTCAAACCATTAACTGGAGTTAACAAATGAGAAGTCACTATTGGACATGTAGCAAATTTGCCGATTGGATTCGAGGAACTGCCAAGCTTGGTGCTGGTACCAGTGAAGAATGGGATGAGTGGACAACTCGCGCTCAAATGAAACACAACTTCCGCTACTGGTTAGCAGAAGAAGGATTAGATTACTTACAAAAAACTGTCTATTTTATTCCTGATCAAATTTATTCTGTCAAGTACTACATCAACAACCGCTGGGTTACTCGCACTCATAGTCTTACTGCCCATGCCCAGGACATCAAGCCAGGCCAGTGGCAGGATGTGGGCAACCGCTTTTTACCTTGCCTATTCAATGAACTGGTGGATTTTGTTGAGATAGAAACAGCATGGAGCCACATTGCCTGGGGTGAGAAAGAAGACCGTGCCAAATACAATCCTCCATTCTGGGCTAGTGGTTGGTGGCGCTGGCGTGTGTGGCGCTGTCCACAAGCAGGACTGGATCACCTTGATTGGGCCATGACCCTTACCAATGAAGAATGGTTAGAAGAAGGTAAGAAGGGCGAAGCAGTACCAACTGGCCAGGCGCTGGCCGCCAAGGAAATGAAAGAACTTTACACATGGTGGACTGTTACCTATCGTGCTCGGCCTGATGCATACGATGCCAGCGGTTGGACAGATTATTGTGAAGCCAGCAGAATAGCCAATGGTGGTAAACTAAGTTTCAGTGCTGACAAAACACCCGAAATGAAAAAGCAGAGTGACAAAGCTCACAAGCTGTTGCAAAAAATTGAAGCCGCATACGAAAAAGAAGATGAAGCAATGATGATCCGTCTTATTAAGATTCGGCAATCACTTTGGACATAATGGTGGTTGCATTTACTTCTAATAGATGTTAAAATTTGAATATGGAACAAAATTATGACAATGCCTGATGAGAGATACCGTGCCCTGGTCGAAGGCATGCGTCTTATTGAAGACCTTTTGATACCGCAGGTGACACCAAGGGTACCTGGGCCTATTAGGGAACGGGCTCGTTGGATCATGCGCCATTATCCAAACGCATCTGACTTTGAGCGATTGGCACAAAAAGCACCAGATCAACTTTCAACTAAAGATTTTAACGGAAACAAAATAAAATGACTACCACCACTCTACACCCTGACCTCGATGTCAAAGAATTTGTTGCAAAAGAAAACACTGGTTATCGTTTGCGTATTCGAAGTTGGAAGCCAGTGTCGCCTAAGGACATCAACTCAATCGAGTTTATCAATGAATCATTGCGGGCTGACGGCACAGTAGCAGACACCAGCACTTACAACTTCTTCTTGTCAGATAAAGATGTTAAATCTCTCTCTGCACAACTATTGAGTTTAGTATAATGGCATCTTGGACACTCACAGTTGAAGAAGATCCTGCTACAGGTGAATGTATTTTGCAGTTCCCTGAGGATCTATTGGCGCAGGCTGGTTGGAAAGAAGGTGACACACTTGAGTGGCACGACAACAAAGACGGTTCTTGGATTTTAAAGAAAAAGGAAGTTACCAATGGTAACAGCATTTAACTATAACACTCCTGGAAACCATATTATGGTTGACCTTGAGACACTTGGCACCAAACCAAATAGCCTAATGCTTACTATTGGTGCAATACGATTCAATCCTTGGGCAGATGATGTCAACAACCCAATGGAAAAAATGGACACATTTTATCGTCGTGTTAGCCTAGAAAGCTTTGAAGGGCTTGATCATATTGTTGATGATGCCACGCTGGAATGGTGGGGCAAACAAAACGAAGAAGTTCGTGCGGAAGCATTTGCAGAAGATGACAGGCATGACATTCGTGATGTGCTACGAGACTTCCACAAGTGGTGTGGTGGTGTCGACGCAATATGGGCCAACGGTACAGGCTTTGACCTAAACATACTTGAACACTTTAGTCGCGAACTCAAGCGAGGAGTGGCCTGGAGTTACTGGCAAGCCCGTGACGCTCGTACACTATATGCATTGGTGCCTGGACTAGAGAGACCACAAGGTGCGGCACACCATGCATTATGGGATTGTTGGAGTCAACTCATTGGAGTACAACGATCCTTTTCCAAACTAGGTATTAAAGAGTTGAAAACACGATAACGCTTTGATAAGTATAGCTAGAGGACTTTTCGGCATTCATCCCTCTTTAAATATTCTGCATGTCATTGCTAAATCTAAAGGAGATAACAATGGCAAATTTATTACAACCCGTACAATACAAGTACACCAGCACCAAAGAGTATCATGACGCATTTCCATGTGCGTACAGACAGTGGAGGGCCGATAGTCACTGCAATTTAATTCATGGATACAGTTTTAGTATGAAGTTTTACTTTGGTACAGACTATCTGGATGCTCGCAACTGGGCGGCCGATTATGGTGGCCTCAAAGAACTCAAAGGTGTATTGGAAAGTCAATTTGATCACACCCTACTGGTAGCAGAGGACGATCCTGAACTGGCCTTTTACAAAGAGATGGAACAGCGCAAGTTGGCCAAACTGACAATCCTGCCCAAATTGGGTTGCGAAGGTCTAGCAGATCAGCTTTACAAGTATGTCAATGGTGTTTACATTCCTGATTACCTAGGACACGGTGAAGCACAACGACTTTGGTGCTATCGTGTAGAAGTTCGTGAAACACAAAGTAACATGGCGTTCCGTGAAGGACACCGTGAATGGAATGAGGACTTGTTTGCATAATGTTAAAAGACAGAAGAGTACTAATAGAACACGAGCTTAAAATTGCACATGACCGAGCCGCAGAGATGTATTTAGATATTGTGGTTGCCAACGGCGATGTACACAGTGAAGAATATCAACAGATGCGCGATCGAATTTCTAAATTAGAGTTTGATCTTAATATTGTTAATCAGCTGATTCATAAAGGTCATGAATAATGTTAGAAACCATTTGTGAAGTGCTAGAAGACGCTTACAAGCGTAATTGGATTACCAGTCGTGATGGCAATGTCAGCATACGACATCACGACCGTGACCACTTCTATATCACTCCCAGTGGTGTCCGTAAACAAACTCTACAGCCAGATCAGTTTAAGAAGATTGGCATTGAGAAGGGTTATTATGACCAACCTCCTAGGCTGTATCATGCCAGCACTGAGTTGACATATACTGATATCAGTGCCAACCTCAAGCCCAGTGGAGAACTGCCATTGCATTTTGGATTGCAAAAAGAAATGGGTCAACACACCGGAGAGGTTCGTGTGGTTGTACATGTTCACCCCACTTACTGTATTGCGGCCATGCACGCCGGCATTGATCTAAGCACAGTGAGTGCAGACTTTCCAGAATTAAATAGATATACTCGGGTAGCACCCAATGTAGGCGATGTGCCTCCCATCAGTCAAGAGCTTGCGGATCAATGTCATCGGCAGTTGCAATTGGATACGGCTGGCAATATTGCTTTTGATATTGTGGGCATAAAGGGACATGGAGTAGTTGCCATTGACACAAGTCCATGGAGAGCCTATGAACACATAGAGCGATTGGAGCATATTTGCAAGATAGTACTTGCATCAAGGAGATAATATGAAAAAGTTTATTGCAATTTTATTAATAAGCGTAATGGCTTTTGCCAGTGTGATTGCCGAAGCCGGTAATAAACGCATGGGTAGTGGCAAAAGCGTAGGACAACAAAGTTCTAATGTGACTAAAAAACAGGCCACACCTCCGGCACAAGCCACACCACCAACCGCGGCCCCTGCACCTGCACCCAGTCGACCATG